TCACTTCCGGAGCAGCTTGTCCTTGGCCGCGGACCCGGCGCTGGAGCCGACCCAGTAGGACACCACCGCCGACGCCATGGTGGTCAGGGCGCCCAGCATCAGCGTCGCGTTCTGGTCGATCGCGCCGGCCGGCTGGCTCAACACCCGGTACAGCACAACACCGAACGTCACCAGGACGATGGTCGAGACGATGGGCGCGCCCCAGGAGATGCGGCTGCCGGCCTGGGCAAGCTGGATGGCCTGGGCGCGGGCGTCGGCCCGGTCATCGTTGTCCAGCCGGAGCAGCGCCACGACCTGATCGCCCTGCTGGCGGTACAACTCGGCTAGCTTGGCCGGATCGGTCTGCGCCGCGGCGACGGCCCTCTCGGCATCAGCCGGGCTGCTGATCGGAATGCCGGTCACGGCGGAGACGACGGACACCGCGGCCTCGCCGACCTTCTGGGCGGTCTCGCCGCTGCCGAGGGCGGCCTTGGCGACCTCCGGCAGCAGCACCGGGGCCAGAGCGGAGATGATGGGAATGAGCAGTGGTAGCATGGGGATGCCCCTCCTTCGGGCATAAAAAAAGCCCGACACCGAGGGGTGCGGGCGGTTGAAGAATTTCATAGCCATCAGCATTAAGCCAAAATACAAGCTGAACGGCCTGTGATGTGATAGAATATCATCTTTCTGAAGAAATCTATTTCGCAATGTCAAATGCCGCACAATTTTGATGATGACCTCTATGGCGTACAGCAGGCATGGCATGCCCAAATCGACCTTTACATTATTATGGCAGCAATAGTCTCGGCGATTCTGATTGGTGTCAGCGTACACTTTTCAAGAAAAAATAATATTGGAGATAACAAATTAAAGGCAGGTGAGCTGATAGGAATAATTACAGTAGTCGCGGGTCTTTTTACAGGGTATTACCAGTGGCGAATGTCCAGATACGAAGCGTCACTTGAGCGCTTATACGAAAGGATTGATGTATCAAATCGCCGACTTGCCGACGTAATTAACTATGCAAATCAGGACAAAAACCCGTACGAACACCCCAGACTAGCGGGGCTTTCTGTATTCGACATGTGGGTGTTTGCTGAGCTTGATAATCTCGAATATGTGCTTGAGAAGTACCAATTTGGTTGGATAAAATATCATCACGTCTATCGCAGTTTGGTCACGCTCAAAGCTCGTTGCGCCGCCGATCAGACGTTTTGTCGGAGAGCCATCGAGTCTTGCGGGATTTCGGGATATCAGTCATCCACGTGTTCAGTCGTGGCAAGGATTGTAAAAGCAGCAGAGGATGACGCCCGTAATTCTCGTTAATATTTCCTAACCCCCTTAGACAGCCTCCCTAGCCTCTCCTTTGCGGCCCGCCCTTGACCCTTGCTTCTAACCAGCGACGGAATCGGTCTGCACACCAGTTTGGGGCTGAGGAATTCGGTCATGGAAGCTCCGAAAAAGAAAAAGCCGCCTCGGCGGGATGCCGGGCGGCGGGGTAATCGATCAGTGGGTGTGTTCGTCGGCGGCTACAGCTGTTCCCTGGCCTGCGTCAGGAAGGCCTGACAGCGCGCCATCTCATCGCGCAGCCATTCCCGGTAGCCCGGCATCCCAGGCGCCGGCGGCTCCGCTGGCTGGATGTGGCAGCCCCGCCGACCGCAGCAGCCGCAACGCGCCTTACAGGCCAGCATGACGAGATCGGTGGCCGGATCGAATTTCGAGAGCAGCGACTTGATGTCCCGGAAGCTCTGGCGCCGACAGGCCGGGCACCAGAACTCAAGCTGCGTCACTCCTCGCTTCGCCAAGGTTCCCAGGGCGTTGAGCCTGTACGACGGTTCGGGAGGTGGGCGGTTCGGTTCCGGCATGCGGGAACGTTACGAGAACATTCCTAGTCGGTCAACGGGATGAAGGGTCGTATCTCCGGCCAGTAGGATATGCGGCAGCTTGGTGCATGGCGTTGCAAACAGACCGCCGGTTCTCATTCAGGGTCAGCTGGCCGCGCCGACAATGGGACAGCTTGGGAGTGCTCTAGGTAACAATTATGCTTGCTGAGGGGCGATCCACTAAATCCGCGACCTGAGATATCTTTTTCAAGTCTACCTGAAAATTCTCTGCCAAGCGCAATCGCAGCGAACAAAAACTGCCTACTATACCTCACCACCGCATACATCGCCTCATGTTCAGAGCTATAATTAATTCTGTACATAAACTGATCTGATAGGGATACGTTATTTCTTTTTGTTTCAACCAACTGCGGGGCATGCTCTAGAATGCTATCGAGGAACGATGGAAGATCTTTTGCGAAAAGTGTGTTGAAGCGCTTAAGATACAAAATCCCGTTAAATATCTTTCCAGTATGCTTATAATATATAGATTTAGAAGTCTTTATCATGATGCGTTCAATTGCCGCGTCTGTTTTTGGCCCTATATTCACCAACCCCCATCCTTCGTGCCTTAATTGATCGCCTTTGCTGCCAAAAGCTTCTCGGAACTGACGTTTTCTTTTTGCTCCGGAATACTCTGTCCATTCATTTATTATCTCTGGCGCATTGTTTTTGAGGCCACGGGCAAGCCGTTTCCATTCCTCCTCATCAGCGCCAGTTATCTCTTCGAAAGTATCACTACGGAGAAGAACTGCTAATGCTTGCTCATCATTGCGGGCTTGGCTGTTGCAATCAGAACACGAAGGAAATTCGTACCCTTCTGGCCAATTTCGCCTGCGGAAAAAGCAACGCGGAGGAAAATGATCAGTTGTTGTCGCTGGCGCACCGCAGTAAATGCACCAAGGATGCTCAGCAATCAGCCTTTTCGTTCTAGATTGTCTTGCTTTTTTCTCGCCCATGGTTTCCCTCTCTTTGCATCGGGCGGTGGCGCCGCACCTAAACAGGCAAGCATCTATAGAAACTCTTAGCCGCCCTTGTACTGGGCGGCTTCACGCCAACGCTTCAGCGCTGCCGCCTCACTGCGATCTTGCGTCCGGATCGACTCACTCATGTAATCGCCGACGGCGACCCAGACGCTTTTCGATTTCGGTGAAACTGAGACGGAATAGGGCTTGCCCCAAACGAGAACGCTGCGTTCCAAAGCTGGTCTCCTGCGCAACAGTCGCGAGATGCGACGGGGTGGGCGCCCGAAGGCGCCCTCGACGGTCAGACGAATCCGGGGCCGTCAGCCGTCGGCGCTGCCGCCTCGAAGCTGCAATCTGAGCCGGGACTTGTAGACCTTCACCTCTCGTCGAGCGACGCTCTCAGCATGCTGCCTGGTCACCTCGCTGTAGGTCGTCATCACTTGGTAGCCGTTGAACAGCAGCAAGTTCTGAAGTTCGCTCTCCCATTTGGCGATGGTCATTTTCCCGCCGTTGAGCATGCGGGCCTCAATGGTGAGCCAAAGCTGTTCGTATAGGTTCTCCAGCTTTCGGAAGTCGCGCTCGCCCAGATAGTTCTTGCCGATTGCGACGTCCGCTGCGGTGATGGCCTGGGGATCGCCGGTATAGGCAACCATACCGGCATAGGGCTTGGCGCCGTCGGCATGCTCGCAGACCAACTCCGCCGCCGTCTTCCCCGCCACGGCGTAGTGAAACTTATTCTGAATGGCGGCGAAAAACGCCTGGAGGCGCTTCGGAAAATTTGCCTTCACGAACTCGTAGTCGTCGCTGGTCTCCTTGATCGCATCAAGGATCTTCTTGTAGAGCGCCTTGTCCTCGGTCCTGAGCTGCCGCAGCTTGGCAATCAGCGCATCGCGAGCAGCTTCATCGGAGTCGATGCGCTTCTCATCGATGGCGAAGCCGCGCGCGAAGTAGCTGTGCAAAGCCGAGTAGCACTCGCGCTTATAGGTCAACAGGCGCCCACGCAGTTCGGGCTTCACACGGCTGTCATCCACACCAAACAGCCAGCCGTTCAGATACTCCAAGGGAAGGCATGCGGTATCCTGAGAGCCGCCCGGAGAAGGTATGGGTATGACACACATACCTTCCGAAAGAACACTATCCCGTTGAATTCGCTGATATTGTCCGTTCCAGTCCAATCCGATGTTTGCGCATATCGGCTTGATGGGGACGTACGGGCGCCCCTCGTGCTCCACAACCGGGACCTTCTGGTCGTGGAAGTCGACGACAACGAGCTGGGCGTGGAAATCGTACTGTTCTGACATGGCGGTTCTCCTATGCCATTTCGCAAGCGCGAACCGCCTTGACGCTTCCTATCTCCCGAGGCACTCTCAGGGGTGTATCGCAGGGCGCTGCAGCGGTTCGCTGTAGGAGCCAGCTTCAGGAAGGCCGGGCCACTAACCCGGCCTTTTCCTTTGGACTAACCCCTGCCCACAATTGTGGATATGGCATACTACCCGCGTCAAGGGCCAACCCAGGGCCAAACCGACATTTTGTGCCAAAAGCCCCGCGGAACCCCCAATATCTATTCGCGCACTAACGGCCGCCTCCGTCTAGGGCCGCCCCTCAATCAACTCGCCTCGAACAGTTTCGCCTCCGCCGCCCGGCGCTTCTTCAGCCCGTCGAGCTGCTTCTTGACGCCGTTGACCGTGGCGTAGATCCACTTCGGGAACTCGGCCGCCGCCCCGTCATAGTCGCGCTGGTTCAGCAGGCGCAGCAGGGTCGATGTCTGCAGAGCGCCGGCCCCCAGGTTGAAGACGAAGGAGGCCAGGGCGCCGCGCTGCCGATCGGTCAGCGGGACCTTAACCAGCTTGTCGACATGGGACGCAGCGTCGGCCATGTCGGCGCGCAGGTAGACCTCGGCCTGGAGAGAGGTGATGGTCTGGCCCATCCGGACCCCGGCGGTGTGGCCGTAGCCGATGGTCGGCGCTCCCGCAGGACACAGGTAGGCTTCGAGGTACAGGCCTTCGAAGTGGCGGACGAGGGCCAGGGCGTCGGGGTGGATCTCGTGTGTCGCGGTCATGGCGTGCTCCGTGCGTTGGGCGGCCCGAGCCGCAGGAAGCCGGGGCACATGCCCCGGCGCGTCTGGATGAGGAGGTGCGCCAGCAGCAGGATGGCCGCATCGCGATCCCCGCCGCAGTCAGCCAGAGCCTGCGCGGCGACCTGCTGGGCGTTGGGTTGCAGTGGCGGTTCCGGCATGGTCAGGCCGCCCGGCGGTCGTGCTGATCGATGTGGGTGTCGAGGCGTTGCGTCAGACCATCCACCCGCTCCGACACGCTGTTCAGCAGCGCGTACATCTCGTCTATGGAGTGACCGGACGGCTGCGGGCGCTGCAGCCACATCCGCCAGCCCAGCAGGCCGGCGGCGGACAGGATCGCGGCGGCCTGCACGGAGGGGTGGGCGCCGGTCAGTGCCTGGATGGTGGAGCCGATGAGCCCGTTGACGGTGGGATCGTCGGCCAGGGCGACCGCAGCGGGAAGGCCTGTACCGATGGCGGCCAGGGCGACGACGTGGGGCAGCTTCATGGTGGTCTCCTACGGCCCGGCGCCGTAGCGCGGGCATGAAAAAGGCGCCTCGCGGGCGCCGGGTCGGTCAGGTGTTGGAGTGTTGTCGCGGCCTATTCCGGCCAGCCCTCGGTGATGTCGATGGCCTCCGGCTCGTCGCTGGCCAGCACCGCGTCTTTGATGTCGCGCGCCGCCTGCACCAGCGCGGCGTAGCGCCCGGCGACCGCGGCGGCCAGGGCGATGCCGTCTTGCGGCGTCGGCAGCGGCAGCCGCGTGTTGTCCAGGGCGATCCAGCCGGTGGCGTAGTCGGCCGGCCAGTCCAGCGCGCCCATCAGCACCAGCGCCCCCGTCGTGGCCATGCCGCCCAGGTCGGTCCGGCTGACGTCGGTCAGCGCAAAACGCTTGCCGCCATGCTCGGCACCCTCGCCCATGAGCTGGTCGCGCAGGGCGTCAACCGCCGCGGCGACCGTCGCGCGCCGCTCGTCCAAGGTCCATTCGGGAGTCGGCGGATCGGCCAGGGCCGGGCGCCCGTCAGCGTCGGTGACGATCCACTTGCCGGCTTGGTTGCCGGCCTTGAGCGCAGCGTGCTCTTCGTCGGTGACCGGAACGGCATCGGCCGGGATGGCGTCGCCGTGGATCTCGGTGCGGTAGAAGCCGCCGTTGCTGAAATAGTACATGGACTTCCTCCTTAAATTCCGAACGCCACCCAGTCGATGCGGAACACGCCCGACGTAATGCTGCAGCGGCAGTTGAACGACGATTGGGAGCGTTCGGCGACACCGACCAAAGCGGTTGGCTGTGCCGCGATGTCGCCATTTCCGGCGACGACTGCGTAGAGCCCTGTCGGGAAGAGGATCGGGAAGGTGATGTTCTGCGTCTGGTAGGCTGACGTGTTGGTGAAGCTGTTCGTTCCCCACTGCACGATCAGTCCGATGGGCAGACGGACCCATCCATTCCCGGACAGCCCGGCCGCCCAGGTGCTGGTGAGCGGCGTCGTGCCGATGCCGGAACGGGCCGCGGGCAGGCAACTGAAGACGCGCTTCGTCCCGCTGGGGAAGTTGACCAATGCGTTGGCGTTGCTGGACAGCAGCACCGTCGTCCGGGTCAGGATGTCCGGCGACCCCGCTGTGCAGGTTCCGATCCCGTATTCGTATTGCGTCTGGTCGAGCGTCTCGATGCAGTAGAAGACCTGGGTGCCTGACCCTGCCGCCTGGACGAAGCTGCGCCGGCTGGCGTCGGAGGGGGCGATCAGGGACAGCGCGCCGGTCCCGGTCGTGGTGGTGGTCTGTTCGACCCGATCATAGAGCATGGGGCCTCCTCACAGGCTTTGGCGGATCTGGAAGACCCGCTCGTAAAGGGCGAAATTCGGTTGGGTGATCGGACTCACCTCCACGAGGCGCCCGATGATGGCTTGCCGGCCCTGGTAGGGGCCGTTCGGCTCCTGGATGAAAAGCACCTGGCCGGACGTGCCGGCGATGCGCCCCAGCTCCGCCATGGCCACCTTCGCCTCAGGCTCGGTCAGCGCCTTGAACGCGAAGGTCAGGACGCGCTTCTTCGGGCCGCGATCCGTGAAGTCCTGCCCGCTGCGCCGGACCTCGGTCACGTCGGACAGGTCGTCCCACCGGTCGCCCCACTCATAGGCGAAGTTGCGCGACGGACGGAACGCCGGGCCGATCCAGGGCAAGCCCAGGTCGAGATAGCCGGGCGTGGTGGCGAGCGACGGGAACGCGATGTCCGTCTGCCAGTGCCGGGCCTGCACCGCGGCGGGCAAGACGTGGGCGTGCAGCCCGTAACCGTGCACGACGCCGGAGCCGGTGCCGTTCTGATACTCCCGATAGGACTGCGCCCCGAAATTCAGGTCCAGCGTCGCTCCGGTGTAGGTGACGTCGCGGTAATACAGGCTGTCGTACAGCGTGCCGGCCCCCGGCGTCACGGCGTCCAGCCGGTGCCGGATCGTGTCGGCGGCGGGGTCCAGAAAGCCCACGGCCTCCCCGTCCTCGTCGATCCATCCGGCGTCGTCCGGCTGGAGCAGCGCCAGAACGCCGACCTCCTGCGCGGTGCCCAGGTCGATGTTCAGGGCCACCGACGAGGCGCCGGACAGCGTCCGCATCCGCCGCCGGACCTGAGGGTCCTTCAGCCGCTCCGCCCCCAGCCCCGCCGCCGCCGACGTGCTGGTGATCGTGGTGGCCGACCGGCGGGCCAGATTGACCCAGGACAGCAGGCAGTTGCCCGTTGCCGGGGCGGACGGCGGCGCGTCCTGCTGGCCACCGGCGGTCAGGCCCTGCAGCTCGGCGCTCGTCAGCCGGCGCGGCCAGACCTGCGCGCGGCGGATGTGGCCGTTGAGGTAGGCACCGCCGGGGTGCCGGCCGATGCGCAGCGTGGTGACCGTCGGCAGGGCGCCCGCAGCGTCCGCCACAGGCGCCGCCCCGTTGAGGGACGACGCGGCGTCGTCGGCCGCCATGGCAAGCGCGAGGCGATAGAGGACGTTGACGGCGAGCGCGCCGTGCCCATTGATGACCACCGGGCTTCCACCGTTCCACACGAGAGCCCTGACGATCCCGTGGTCGGCCTGCAACATTGCCGCTTCGCTCAATGTCCCGTTGTCGAGGACGAGCATGTTCTGGTCGGCGCTTGCGACGATCCCGATCACCGATGCCTCAGCAAACAGCGTCCACGCCGCCGGGTTGAAATACTGCTGCAGGGGCATGTTGATGTTGTCGCCGCCGCGCGTGGCCGGCGCCGTCGTCGTCGGGATGTAGCTGGTGGGGAAGGCGCCAACCTCAAGCTGAACGCCCCACAGCCAGAAGGCCACGCCGGCCGCGCCGCCCTCGATGTCGAAGATGTCGCCCAGCCCCGTCGTGCCGGTGGTGAACGTCACCGACACCCGCTGCCAACCCGGCCTTGCGGCGATCGTCGGCGCGGCCACCCACCAACCGTCATTGTTGAAGTTGAGGGTGAAACTCGGCCCGACTGGGTAGTGGATGAAGCACGACACCGTATAGGTCGTGTTGGCTGCATAGACGCCGAAATTCGTCGGGTATCGGCGCAGCAGGAGGTCGGCGGTGGTGGTCGTGATCTTGACCGCCGAGAAGGTCCCATCGGGGGCCGCAACCTCGGCACTGTTCGCCGTGATCGTTGCCGTGGTGGTGTTTTTCGTCCAATCGCTGTGGCCGAAATCCTGGCTGCGGGACACCAAGTTCGTCCGGCTTTCCTCCACCAGCAGCCCGCGGCAGGCCGGCGTTGCCGGGACATAGCCGGTGGCCGCACCCCGCTCGACCTTGGCGCCCCAATGGAAGACGCCGGACACGCCGTCGCCAGCGTACAAGTTCGTCCCATGCCACAGGATGATGTACCAATCCCCGGAGGTGCTGGTTCGCGGGATGGTCACCGCGCAGCGGTACCAGCCACCCCCATACGGCGTGATGGAGCAGGCATACCCACCCGTGGCGGCCACGGTGCCGGTCAGCAGGTTGAAGACCGCATACGCCTCGCCGAAGGCGGTCAGCGCGATGGCCCCCCGTTCCGCCGCCTTGGCGAAGACGGACAGCGTCCAGACCTGACCGACCACCGGCGCGCCGACGGTCTGAACGACAAGATGCTGGCCATGCGTCGCTGCCTCCACGATCTTGTCGGCGGTCATGGTGCCGTCCGGCGCGATCGCCACGTTGCTCGCCACGGTCGCCGCGCCGGCCGTCCAGCCAGTCGCGAAGTCCTCGGGCGACGCGAGCAGGTTCGGCGACGGCTGCGCCGCCCAATCCTGCCCGCCGTTGGGCGTCAGCGTGTAATAGCCATAGTCAATCCGCGCCGTGTTCGGCGCGACCGTTTCAATCCGGCCCGCGCTGTTGACGCGCGTCGCCGTCCCGCTGCGCCCCACCGTCAGGCGGGACAGCGGGATGTCCATCAAGCCGCCCATGCGGCACCTCCGTGAATGCGTGTTCAGCCGAAGCAGAGAAGATCGACCTTGCGCCCCTGCGCCCGCTGCCCGACGACGCGCAGGGATTTTCCGCCGGCCAGCCCCCAGCGCGGCCACGTCACGCTGATCGTGTCGCCCAAGCGCGGCAGGTAGCCGGCCATGCCGACCGGGACGCGGTAGTAGCGGAGCCCGGCGGCGTAGAGCGTCAGCAGGTTGTTGCAGAGGGTGGCGGCGTCGGCCTCGGCGTCGAAGAGGGTTTCCAGCGTCAGCGGTTTGGCGAGCTGGTTGCGGGCCTGCCGCTCGACCAGCCCCACCGCCGTGCGCCGGGATTGGTCGGCCAACTCCTGCCGGCGCTGTTCGGTCGGGATCGTCGGCACCGGGGCGATGTCCGTCCCGGTCAGGGGCGTCCAGTTCCGTCGATAGGCCGCCTCCACCCGCCAGACACAGGGGCCGATGGCGTCGGGAAGCGCCATGGGCTCCACTTCGCCGACGATCTGTTCCGGCCCGAAGGCCAGCCCGCCGCCGACCGGCGCGGCCAGCCGGCCCACCGACAGCAGCCCGTCGCCGGCATCGCCCCACCAGCAGGCCGCCGCAACCGCAACCTCCGTCGCGGCGGCGCTGACGTCCTTCTGGCTGGAGACGTGGTAGCCGATGGTTCCGGGCAGGTAGCCCGCCATGGACGCGAAGCTGGACAGCGCGAGGGACGACGTCGGAACGCCCCGCTCCAACAGCCGCCGGATCACGCCCGCGGTGTCGGAAACGTAGCCGCCCACGGCATCGCCGCGGACGTCGGCGGTGGGCGTGCCGTCCGGCCCGGTCCCGAGCCGCCAGCCGGAGCCGTCCGAACCGAGCCACTTCGCGTACCGCCCTGATGCCACCGTGGCGGCGGCCAGGGCGGCATAGCTGGCGTAGGTGTTGCCATCCCAGGTCACCGGGGCGCCCTTGATGTAGACGGCATCGACACTGGCCGCGAGGCGATCATGGAACCGGTAGATCAGCAGGCCGGAGTTGACCAAGTCGCCGGTCACGCCCCGACACAAGCCGTAGCTCTGCCGGATCGGTTTCCCGGCCAACTCCGCTCCACCGTCCGCTCCCCCCGTGCCGCCGTAAAGGGCCAGGAGCGGCACGTCCAGCAGGTACCCGGCGTCCCGCATCCTGACGTGGAGGGAACCGTCCGCCCACCAGTCCAGCCCTTGGCCCTGGAACACGGTGGCCGCCTCGCTGTAGCGGCTGGACCGCTTCGGCAGAACGGCGACTCTGACTGGTGTCGCGTCGATGGCGTAGGCGTCCGGGTAGCTGTCGTAGACTCCATCGGCGTTGACCGCTACCAGTTCGCCGATGGACACCGCCGCCCGGCCCGACCCCGGCATGATGGGGATGGAGCGGTCGAACTGGGGCGGCTCCGCCCGCCCTTCGAAATGGACGTTGGCCCGCCCGTCGTCGGGCCGGCTCGTCCAGTCCCGATCCGACCAGTCGATGCGGATCGACGGCGGCGACGGTTGGCGGTAAGGCAGCGTGCCCCACGCGAAGGTGCCCCACGGCATCGCCGGGCGCTCCACCGTGGCTGTGGCTCCGGTGGCCGGCTGAAGCTCCACCAGAAACACCGCATCGCACACGCTGTCCTGTGTCGCCGCGGTGAAGGCCGCCGGGGACGGCAGGGCGGCAAAGCCCCGCGCGCCCCACGGCACCGTCCCGGCCGGAAAGGTTCCCCAGGTCATGAAGCCTTCCTTCTTCCGGACACGAGGTCGAAGTTGGTGCCGGCCCGCTGTTCAGCCTTCAGTTCCGCCACCTCCTGCCGGAGGCGGCTGATTTCGGCCTTCAGTTCGACGGTGGACCTGCTGACCGCCTGGACCACCGGCAGCATGTCCACGTTGACCGTGACGTTCGGCGCGGCCTGCGAGGTCGCCCCCGCCAGGATCTGCCGGGTCTGATCGGCGCTGAAGATCCGGGACGGGCCGGTCCACTCCAGCTCCGGCCCGCGCTCCCCGACGATGCGGAGACCGCCGAGGTGGTCGCCGCCGGTCGCGAAACCGGGCAGACCAAGCTCGTGGCCCAGGTTCTTCAGCGTGGACGTAACCCACGCCTCACGCTGGCTGTAGGCCTCCGTGCCCATGACCAGCACGGGCTTGGATGCGGACAGCAGGGCGTCCGACGCCTTGGTGGCGTAGGAGACGTCGCCGGTCTCGCGGGTCTTCTTCAGGGCCGCGTCCCACTGCCGCTCGGCCTCCGCCATCTTGGCGACTGGCGACAGGGACGAGTTGTCCGACAGACCAAGCGCGTCGAGATAGCTGCGCAGGCTGTCGCTGTTCTGCCGCAGCGCCGCCGTCTGGGCGTCAGCGGCCTCCCTCGTCGCCTTGGTGGTGCCGCGCAGGCTGGCCGCGAAGCCGGCCATTACGGGGTCGAGGTCCTTGAAGTAGGACACCACGGTGTCGATCTGGCTGTCGTCCAACCCGTCGATGATCCGCCGCGCCTGGGCGTCGTACAGCTTGACGTAGTCCTCCGGCTTCACGCCGGCTTTCAGGGCGTCGGTGGCGCCGGCATCCCAGGTCTTGCGCACATCGGCCAACTCGTTGAGGAAGCCCTTGCCGGTCGCCTCGTTGAGGTTCGTGGCGAAGGTGTCCCGCACACCCTTGTTGATGCGCTCAAGCCCCTTCTCTTGGATCGTGTCGATGGTCTTCGCCAGCTCCGGATTGACCTGCTCCAGCACCGATTTCCAGGCCGCGAGCTGACCGGTCAAGGTGGCAACGGCCGCCTCCGTCTCGGTGTAGGCCCGCGGGTTGGCGATGTCATCGAGCAGGTTCGTAATCTGCCCGGTGACAGCCGACATGTACTCAGACCGCATGCCGATGTCGTTGGCCGTTTTCAGCTCGTCCAGCATGGGCAGAAGCCCCTCGCCAGCGGCCTTGAAGGCGGCCTTCTGGACCGCCCCCAAGCTCTTGTCCAGTCCACTCAAAGCCGTGGTGGTGTCCTCAATCTGCTTCGCGACGGCCAAGTACTTGGTGATCTGGTTCAGGTCCGTGGAATTCCGCACCGCATCGGTCCCGAGCGCTCTCCCGACAAGCCCATCTGCCTGAAGACTGGCCGTCAGTTGCTTAATTAGGCTGTTGATGTCCGTCGGCCCCTGACCGTGGATTTTGACCTTGCTGCCGCCCTCGATGTAGGCGTACCCGCTGCCCTCCGGGAGCTTGGCCCCGAACGCGCCCATGGCATTGTATGCCTGCATCAGCGCGTCCGTGACACGAACGACGCTGTCGGTGTTTGCGCCGTTGTCGGCGAGGGCATCCTTCCTGACGAGCGTGCCGTTTTCGACGCGCATCGTCGCGGCGGCGTTCGGCCCGACCGAGGGTTTCTGGGTGCCCGCGATTGCCATAACGGCGGCCAAGACGGCCGCCGCGACCCAGCCGTAGACCGGCACCGCCGCCAGGGCCGCCGTCGCTCCGGCCATGCCGCTGGCGCCCGCCGCCGTCGCGGCAGCGCCCATGCCCATCGCGCCCATGGCCGCAGTCCCGGCGTACATCGAGCCCACGCCGACGGCCGCGCCGGACAGGCCGCCCACCACCTTGTTGCCGCCGGCCGCGTTGCCGATGTAGGCGCCCGCCATGCCCCCCAGCGCGCCGTAGGGCACCGCCTGGCCGATGGCGCCAAGCCCGCTGGTGACGGCCTGCCCGCTCTGGGTCAAGGTCACGCCGTTGCTGATTTGCGTCGCACCGATGGTGTCCACGTAGCCAGCGGCGATGCCGGTGCCGGGAGCCACCGCGTTGGACGACAGGCCGAGGCTGTAGCCCATTGACGAGGTGGCAAAGCTGTTCGCCATCGTGCCCAGCGTGTTGGTGCCCGTCGCCGCGTTGTAGACGGACTGCCCGGCCTGGGCGTACTGGCCATAGCCGCCCATGACGCCGGTCTGGTTGGCGGCGTTCTGGTTGGCCGGAGAGCTGAAGAGGTCGAGCAGGCTGCCCTGCGTGTTTCCTCCCAATCCCATCATCCGACGCAGATCGACCGACGCCAGCCGGGCAAGGTCCGACAGGATGGATGCCGTGATGCTCTTCCACAGGCTCCCGAAGTCGATGGAGGCATCCTTGCCCTGGACGATGGCATCGACCAGAGAGTCCCCGAGCCGTTCGAAGGACTTGCCCAGGCTGCTGTTTACGGTCTCCCAGGCATCGCGGTAGTTGTCGACCTCCTGCCGTTGACGGGCGATGGCCGCTGCGCCTTCAAGCTGGATGTCCACGTTTTGTCGGGTGGCGGCATCAAGCTCCCCGTACTTCTCAATGGTCAGGCCCATCGCTTTGAGGGCATCGTACCGAGCCCGCACGTCCATTGCGGCGAGGTCGCTCAGACCCGCCGTCGCCCGATCAATCGAGATATCTTCCTTCGCCCGGCGCAGCGTGTCGGCATAGGCCGAGATGTCCTTGTTCAGCCGGGAAAGGTCGCGCTCCTTCAGCTTGTCGATATTGCGCTGAAGCGCCGCCGTCCACCCGTCCTCACCGGGGGCGACTTCCTTGAGGGTCTGGAGATAGGCTTCGTTGTAGCGGTTGGCCTCGCTCACCGCCTTCCCGGAAACCCCATAGGCGGCGATCAGGCGGTTGTTGGCCGCGATCTCCTGGTCAATGCCGCGGACGAACTCATTGTGGATCTGCGCGCGGGCATACTTCTCCTGCTCCTCCCGCGCAGCCCGCACAGCACCGGCCGCGCCGTCCATCCGATGCGCGTAGACTTCCGCCTCGATAGCTGCGCGGCGAAGCGCCGCTTCGCCCTGGCCAGCGGCTTCCGCGTTGAGACGGGCCGCGTTGGCGGTGTCGCTGAGGGTCACGTTCAGCTGCGCAGCCGCCTGGGCCTGCCCCGCCGTGACCTGGGTGACGGCGGCACCGATGGCCAGCCGACGCTCCTCCGCCGTCGTGGCTGTGCCGAGCAGATTGATGCGCTCGATTTCCGCCGCCTTCCGGGCCTCGGCTGCCGGACCAACGAGGCCGGCATACTTCTGCTCCACCGCCGCGAGCCGCTGCCGCTTGTCGGTTTCAATGTCGATGCCCTTGGCTGCCGCCGCCTCGTAATCGGCCCGCTTGTTCTTCAGCCCTTCCAACGCCCGGCCGGCATCGTCGGCAAACGCCATCAGGCCCGGATTCTTCAAGCCGCTTTCGAGCTTGGTGATCGATTCCGTGAGCGACGTGATTTCCGTCGCCATCGGACGCGCCGAACGGGCGACCTCATCGGCGGCTGCGCTGTTCTTGACTTGGCCCTGCCAGTCGCCCACTCGGGCCGCCATCTCGCGATCACGACCGCGCTGCGCGTACCGCTGAGCGAGCGACGCATTGACCGTCGCCAATTCCCCGTTGGCGGTCGCCATGCCGGGGGCGCTATATCGGGGGTCCACCGGCACGGCGCCGTTCGGCACCGCCGCTCCGCCGGTCTCGCCAGCGATCCGCCCGGCATCGAGGCCGCGCGCCGCGATCAATTGCCGCCGCCGCTCCTCCAGCCGCGCAATGGCCTGGGCGTTCGTCTCGGGGGCCGTAGCGTCGCCAATGGCATTGATGGCGTTCGACGCCGCCCGAGCCACCCTCTCCCACGCTACCGCAAGCGTCCCGACCTGATCGCCGAGGCCACGGGTCCGCGTCGCTAAGCTGTCCGCCAGCACCAGCCTTGCCTGTTCCGCCTGCCCGGTTGCGGTCAGAACTCGGATGCGCTCCAGTTCCTTGCCGGTCAGAAGGCCATAGGCGGCCGTCAGCTTCTCGGCGCCCGCGACCGGGTCGGCGAACAGCTGCGCGAGATCCTCGGACGCCTTGCCGACGTCCTGCTTGGTCGCCACCGCATAGTCGCGTGACAGCCCGATCAGACGCTCCATGCTCTCGGCGCCGAGCTTTCCGGCTCGGATGTATGCCACCTCCTGCTCACGCGCCGCTACCACCGAGATCTTTCCAGCCTCGGCGGCGCGCCCTGCGAGGGCTTCCATCTCGTCGGCGGAGCGACCAATCGCGCCCCCCATCAAAGTGACGAACGTTTCGACCTCGCGCAGCGCAGCCGCGTGACGTTCCACGAGGGAGAACGCAGCAACCAATCCGCCGACTGCGGCGATGGCGAGCCCGGTCGGGCTCGCCAGGAGAGAGATCGCGCGCCCGACACCGCCGACCGCGCCTGTCGCCTGCGGCCCCTGCTGCATCAAAATCAGAAACGGGTTCTGCCCACCGGCCAGCTGCACAGCGGCGTCCTGGATCTGGTAGGACAGATTGGTCACCTCGTGGGCTGCCAGCTTGGTCGAGCGGGCAGCGTTCTCGTTGGCCGCCGCGTATCGGGTGGTCTGCTGGCGGAGCCGATCCAGGATTTGGATTTTCTCGGCCTCTGTGCTGATCCCTTGAGCTATTGCCCGATCGAGATCGCGCGTCGCAGATTCCAGCGTCTTGTTCGCGCGGTAGGCATCATCGGTCCGCGACTTCCAGCGGTCCAGCGCTCGCCATGCGCTCTCCTGGCCGCGGGAGAGCTTTGCTGTCGCATCATCGAGCTGGAGCAGGCCGGTGCGCGTACGCTGCGCTGCGCCGGCAGCATTATCGGAGGCGTCGGCAACACGATCCAATGCGCGAACAGCGGAATCAGCCCCTCTTTGCGCCTGTCGGTCATCAATGACGACCTCATGCACCAGTGCCTGCGCGAGTTCGACAGCCATGGCGAGCCCCATAGAAAAGGCGCCGCGGACTGGCCGGGCGCCGAGTTAATTCGCTTGCTAAGATTCGACTTATGCGCGTGGTGCGTGCATCATCCCCAAACGATTGGGGAGGGAATCATGAACGACATGCTCAAGATCGCTGGCGGCATCATCATCGCCGCCGTCGTGTTGTTTTTCGGCTCCGCGATTTTCACTGGCGTCAGCGACCAGATGGCGCGCAACAGCGCCGTCAAGGCTGCGGAGGACGCCTGCTTCAAGGAGATCGGGAGCAACCTTGCCCTTGAGTACAAGGCGTGCGTTGAGCGCCGCTTGCGCTGGTGAGGGCGCGATGAGGAGGGCATCTCAGCGCACCCTCCCGCCTCACGCGTCCGGCCGCTCCTTGCTGCCCTTGCTCGCCTCCGCCTTCAGGAATTCGTCATCAACCGCCCGCACGAACCGGACGAAGCGCCGGAGGTCCTGCGGGTCGGTATCGCCGTCGATGTCCTTGGCGTAGGCCAGCATGGCGGTCATAGGGATGGCGCCAACGGCCATCCCTACAGGACGATCCCCGGACAGGTCCTGGAAGGCCCGCCAGAACCGCCGCAGACCGGGATTGAGATCGGGCGCATCGAGAAGGACGGGAGGGAACTCCTCGTTGTCCTCGATGCAGGCCCGGCCGATCTCCTCCGCCCGCCGGCCCCAGGTGAAGGTCCAGCGGGCGAAGGCCCTTAGTTTCCCTCCGCGGCCTGATCGGCGGCGGCCTGGAAGTTGCCCTCGTCCAGGGCGATGCCGAGCACCTTGGACCGGAACGCCTTGTACTTCGGCTGGCTCAGCAGGTCGCCGAGGCGCTTCTGATCCTCGGGCTTGGACAGATCCACCTCGAAGGGCTTCTTGTCCACCGTGAAGCCGACGAACTCGGTCAGCAGGCCCTGGGCCAGCCAGTTCGCGTTGATCTTGGCCTGGATCTCCGCCGGGACCTCCTTCCAGGAGGCGTAGGGCTTCCACAGCCGCTCACGCACCTTCTGCGCGCGGTCGGCGCCGGCGCTGCGGACACAGATGTGCGTGCCGCCGCCGAACTCGATCTTCTTGCCGTTCTCGTAGGTAGCCGGGTCCACGGCGAAGTCGTTCAGATCCATGATGATGGTGTCCTTCTGTCGGAAAGGAGTGAGGGGTAGGCGGGGTCCGACACCCCCCGCCCATGCGCGCATGCGCTCCCCATCCCCGGAGGGATCGGGTCCTGTGTCGGCAGGGATTAGGGTTGGGAGCCGCCCGGCTTACGGCCCGGCGAAACGATCGATCTGCATCGTGCAGCCGGTAACCGGATCGGGGTCAGCGCCCCATTCGAACTGCGCCATGACGTCGCTGTTCGCGCCCCCGGCGGTGATGGTCGACTTGCCCAGCACGATCACCGGATAGGTGACGATGTAGGTGTTCCCGGCGCCGTCGGTGACGCGGTAGCTCGTGTTCACCTCAGCCTCGGCTTTGTACTTGTCGTAGAGGGCGTAATCGCTGAAGTATGCCTCCAACGTTCCGTTGGCGGTCAGGGTGCCCTTGCGCATGCCCTGCGCCTTGGTGCCATCCACGGTCGAGGTGGAAACGGCGTACTGCGCCGCGGCTCCTTCCTTCTGGAAGGTCGAGTTCACGGACATGATCTTCGCCGCCAAGGCGCCGCCGTCCAGGGCAACGGACTTGAGGTGGGTCACCACGCTCATGACCTTGTTCGTCGGCGCCGCGGTGAAGCCGGAGCCCAGCACGGCGACCTGCTTCTCCTCGCTCCGGCAGAGAGCGTCTAGCGTGCCGGAGAAGAAATCGCCACGGGCCGCGTTGATCTGCCCGCCCGTGAAGTAGGTTCCGGGATAGGCGAAGCCCAGCGAGGCGCCCAGACGCTTCTGGATGGTGAAGCTGGTGAAGTTCGTGCCGTTGCGCAGCATCGTGCCGGTGATGGTGATGCTCGCCCCGGCGGATGCCACGGTGGCACCTCCCTCCAGCGTCACCGCCGTCCCGCTCGCAGCGGTGACCCGCTTGAAGCCGTTGTTGGCCGGGGCTGCGGCACCTGCGATCTTGATCCACTGCCCGACGGCGATGGCGGTGAACTTGCCGGCGGTGGCGCTCGACAGGCCGGTGGAGGTGAACGCTATGTCGGTGCCGGTGATGTTCAGCGGCGAGGACCAAGCGCCGTTGAGGGCGCCCGCCCAGAGGTCATCCACGTTGGCGAACGAGATGCCGAACTGGATGTTGCCCGAGGCGGACACGTCCTGCGTCACCGCGGCGGCGGCCTGCCCATCCGCGCGGATCTCCGGCGGGCGGGTGCGGTTCTTGCTCTCGGAGAAGCCCTCCGAATTCACCCTGAACTTTTGGTACGTCCCCGTCGGCGACGTGCCCCAGGTCGTTTCCGCGGCGTAGGACAGCTCCAGATCGTTGCTGTCGGCGCCGGCCTGATAGCCGGTGGTCGGCATGGCCTTCTCTCCTCAAAGAAAAAGGCCCGCCGCGTGGCGAGCCCGTTGGGATTGGTGCGCGGCAGCCGCCTACGGACTGCCGATGGACTGGTACCGGTAGCCGATGCCGAAGCTGACGCCCCACCAGGCGCCCTGCATGCCCTCCGGGGCGCGCTCTCCGGACTGGCCGGGCAAGCGGTTGCGGCACTCGACGCCGTCAAACTCGCGGCCCTGGAAGATCGCCGCAGCCGCCTCGGCCAGGGCGTCCGCCAGATCGGGACCGTCACCAGCCGGGATGTAAACGTCGACCATGAAGGCGCCGACCTCATTCCACAGCGGGTTCTCGGCATCGCCGATGTCCGCGCGATCGGCGCCCGCTCCAGGGAAGCGGATATCGATCCAGGGCCGTCCCTGCGGGTCGAAGCTCCGGTTCGGTTCCCGGATCGCGGCGTTCACCGGGTCCCACAGGGCGGTGAGCCGGGCGCGCACGGCGGTCTTCACGGCCAAGCTGCTCATCGGCGGCTCCTCGTGCCCTTGGGCGACAGCTCGATGAAGGGATAGCTGGATGCGCGCTGCTTACCGGCTTCGGTCGAGCGATGCTTGCCGGTCTCGTGCCCGACGAAATGCCGGTAGCCGAACCGGACGTTGACGATGTTGCCGAACCGGGCGCGTACGATCTCCGACGTGACCTCGTAGATCCCGTCTGGTGCCTGATCGGACCATCCCTGCTCCAGCCGCCGCGAGTAGGGCAGCAGATTCACGAACGTCACGACGTCATCGACGCCGAAGATCCCGCCCCATTCGACCTGCTCGCCGTTGATGAGCAGCCGATGGCTGTCGGCGTAGGTGCCGGTGTCGATCGGGGAATGCCGGGCCAGGGTGTCCGCCGTGAATTCCACGGCAGCCTGATGGACGGCGAACAGATGGACCACCACACCGCCAGCCTTCACGCTCTCCACCGGGGCGCCGCGGCGCCCGTCCACGATGGTGACGCTGTCGACTGGGTGGCCCAGCGCGCGGGCGTTGATGGCCGCTGCCTCCGCGTGCGCCTCGTGTGCCGCCTGCACCAGCATCTGACGGCGGGGCTCACCGAGGAGGCGGGATTTGGCGAGGTCCACCTGGGCTCGGAAGGACTGGAGACGCGCCATGGTTACCCCCTAACCTGAAGCTCCCAGGCCGCCACAGCCGATCCGGCGTAATGTGCCTTGGTGTGGATGACGTTGTAGGTCCGCCCATCGGCCTCGATGGCCGCGCCCGGCTTCGGCCCGGCGGGCGCCCCTGCGGCTACGAAGGCGGCTTGCAGGATCACCATGCGGCGGTCTCCTACCACTACGCCGCCCATGACCTCAGACGCCCCATAGTCGGCCATGGCGCCGGTCAGCACGTAGCCGGTGGCGGACGGCTGGGAGATCGTCACCGAAGCCCCAGCCGCCACCGGAGCGGCGAGCGGCGGGCTGATCGGGATGTTGTTGAAGGACTTCGCCGCGCTCGCACCGATCGCAGCGCCGACCGTGTAGGCGGCACCGCCGATGGTAAGCACGTCGCCGGGCTGGAGCTTGCCGGAAGCGTTGATGTGCTGGCTCTGGATGCTGATGGAGGAGGCCCCGGCCGCAGCCGCCGTGGCGACGCTCCACGGGCCGCCCTGGACGCCGCCAGAGGCCGCAGCGGAGCGGTAGACCACCGGCAACCCCCAGGCTACGTCCAGGCCCCACAGCAACCCCTCGGCGTCGCGCTGGACCGGCTGCACCGCCTGCACGGTGAAGGCGTCGCCACCAACGGTCAGGACACCGCCGACTTCTGGGGTCGGCACATCGGCCCGGCGGACGTGGAACTGGACCCGCTCCAGCATGACCACGACCGGTCCGACGGCGACGGCCTGTCCGCCGCCTTGCCTGATCGCCCGGCATGAGGCCGGGGCGCCAACGGTGGGCGTGTAGGTGGCCGGCTTGCCGCGGAGCTGGAACAGCGTGCGGATGTGGGGGGTGAAGTCCATCACAGGCCCTTCAAGCGAGATGCGCCGTTGGGCGTCATTTCGTTCCTCCGCCTGTTACCCACGGCGACAATCTCGGAGGAAGCCATGCCCAACGCGAATGTGGATTCGACGGTCAACGACGTTCTCCGGGACGGGAAACCGCGCTCGTTCACGCTCCCGGCCGACAGCTTCAACGCTGACCGGTCCGGCGAGTTGGCGCCGTTCCTCCGAGAACTGACGGGGCGAGGGCTGAGGGTCGAAATCCGCGGCTCCACGGAAGCCCTGGCGGACGCCAACATCTATCCCGGCACCGCGGTCGAAGGCTGCTCGATCTACGAAGGCGACAGCGGTGAGGCTGGTCGCATGCTGCGGTTCCTGATTGAGCCTGCGAAGTAAGCCCCAGACACGCGAAAGGCCGCCCGGAAGCGGCCCCTCGCGATGTCGGTCAGGCGGTCAGGATCAGGTGCGCTTGCCCTGGCGGAGCACCTTCGGACGGGTGCAGACGAACATCGGGTTCGCTTCCATCTCGATGGTCACGAACTCGTTGCGCTTGGTGTCCGGGATGACCCGATAGTAGGTCTCCAGGCCCGGCGTGTTCACCAGATCGAAGGTGTCCGGCGGGGAGCCGTACTGCTCGAACAGGCCGTCGATACCCATCGGGTAGAGATGGCATTTGTCGGTGTTCACGCCGACGCCCGAACCGCCACGGTAGCGGCGCCAGCGGATGCCGCCCCAGTCGAACACATCCGTCGGCCGACCGGCCAGCTCATTGGCCTTGGCGGCGTACAGATAGGTTTCGATCACGTCCGGGTGGTTGGTTAGGTCGCGGAAGAAGGCCGATCCGCAAACCGCCTCAATGACCACCGAGCCTGGAACGAGGCCACCGACATCGTCCTCGATGCTCTCGATCACCGCCATGCACTTCTTCCGAAGCGCGCCCTTGGCCGGGGTGGCGGCATCCAGATCGAAGTCGATCTCAGCGGCGGCGGAGATGCCGAACTCCTGGTACCAGTCGTAGATGAGGGTCGTGCCGTCGGTGTCCAGCACCTTGCCCTGAAGGGCGTTCAGCATGTGGTACTCGAAGGTCAGCTCGGCATCGTTGCGGAGCTTCATGGCTCGGCGCGCCACCTCGCCCTGAACCTGCATCAACTCCGTCTCGGAGCCGAAGGCGCGGATACCGGCAACCTCTGACGCCCAGATGGTGTCTTCCTTCTTCAGGTGGCAGGTGCGGAAATCGCGGATGGTACGGGCGTCGCCCTTGCCCTGCGTGCCCGGCGCTCCACGCTCGGAAAACGGGATCAGCGACAGCACGCCCGCACGGCTTTCGATGGCGAACTGACGGGTGCGGATGCCGCGGAAGGTGAACAGGCCCAGCGAGCGGATGAGGCCCGGCTTGTAGGGAATATCCTCCAGGCCGCGCGTCAGCTCCAGCATGCTGAAGGCGTTGCCGCTGAAAACGTCCATGGTTGCCATGGTGTCGATGCTCCTTGGTCAGCCCAGTGGTCAGCGGGCGATGATGGAAAGGACGGCGAGGTCGGCGAGGCCGGCCGTGATGCCGGTGGCGTCCACGCCCGCCGCCCAGACCAGCTCGGCCTTGTTCACGGTGGCGTGGCGGGCCGTGACGACGGCCGTCGCGTCACCATCGGTCGTGTCGCGCTCCTCCCAGAGGATGGCGGCGGCGGTTTCGGAGCCGTCGGTCCCGGCGTTGTCGTAGGGGACGTACTTGCCGGTCGCCGTCAGCTTGGCGAGCACGGTGCCGGTGCGGATCACGCCATTACCGGAGGCGAGGGTCACGGGCTCCCGGCTGATGTCGCCGTTGCCTTCGCTGATGAGGTAGCCGCCGGCGTGGGGCAGGTTTTCGGTAAGCGTTGCCATTGGCTGGCTCTCCTGGTGCGAGGGTTACTTCTTGAGCTTGGCGACCGCGGCGCCCCAGCCGGAGGCGACCGGCGCGAGCGGCTGGCGCGTCGTGTCGGTGATGATGGCCTCGTCCCGCGCCGCAGCGGCGTCGGTCGCCATGTTGCGGGCGACCTGCATGTCGCCGCCGGACGCCACGAACTGAACGAGGCTGTTCTTCATGTTCGGCACCCGCAGCGTGTCGCAGGCGGTCGCGATCTCCTTGGCGCGGGACAGGGCGGCATTGACCGCTTTCATCGTCGCCTTGGACTTCAGGAGACCGGCGGTCAGCGTGGCGAATCCGGCGGTGGCGCAGGCCTCGGCGACGGCGACCGGATCAGCCGGGGCGTCGGTTTCGGCGGGGGGTGTCACGACGGTCTTGTCGTCGGTCGGCGTGTTCTCTTCCGGCAAGGGTGCCTCCATGGTTGGACGGGTGGGAGCGGCGGCGGTCGCCGCCAGGGAGGCGCGGGCTCCCCACCCGCGCGATTTCGCAAGCGCCACGATGCGCTCCGGCGCGCGGGCGTAGGCGCGGACATGGGCGAAGGCGACCGGCTCCGGTGCGTCGGCGCCGTCGGCCTCGGCCGCGTCGGCGAACCCCTGGGCGACGGCCTCGGCCGGGCCAAGCCACGTCTCGGCACGCATCATCTCGCGCACCTCCTCGGGGCTCTTGCCGCAGCGGTCGGCGTAGACCTGGGCGTAGGTGTTGCCCATGGTGTCCAGCGCGCTCGCCACGCGGCGGTGATCGTCACAGGTCCCCCAGTTGCCGGCTGAGGGGTCGTGGATCATCAGCAGGGCGCCGGGCCGCATGGTCACGGTGTCGCCTGACATGACGAAGAGGCTGGCGGCACTGGCGGCCCAGCCCTCAACCACCATGTTCACCTTGCCCTTGTGGGCGGCAAACACCGAATGGATCGCGGCACCTTCGGTGGCGACGCCGCCGCCGCTGTTGACGCGCACGGTGACATCGGTGTTGCGCCCGACCTGGGCCAGGGCGTTGATGACGTCGGCCTGGGAAAAGACGTCGTCATCCCACCACGGATCACCGCCGACCGTGCCGGTCAGCACGATCTCGTTGCCTCGTACGATCGTGCTCACGATCCGGTCTCCTCGTCTTCGGGGTTGGCCTGCGGGGTGGCTGGAGGAGTTGCCGGCGCGGCGGAGACGATCCCCTTTGCCCGTTCCCGCTCGGCATCAGCGGCCCGCTGGTCATCGATCACCTCGGCGTCATCGCCGCGGCGGGCGATGGTGCTGGACCGGGAGTCCAGGCCGCCGGCAATCGCCTTCAGCTTGGCCTCCACGTCCTGCACCGGCTGGAGGTATTCCCAATCCTGCGGCTGCCATTCCACGCGCTTCAGTTCGGCCTCGGTGACCGACTTCGGCACCCGAAGCGCACCGCTCGCCACCGCCGCTTCGATCCAGCGATTCCAGATCGGCCGGCAGAATTGGAAGGCGACCATCTGGTGTTGGAGCTGGCTGATGGTCCGCTTCATGGTGTTGAAGGCGGCCCGGAAGGTCCGGTCGTTGGTCTTCTCCCAATCGCCCGACAACTCCTCATAGACCAGATCCAGGCCGGCGGCGGTGGTGCGGAGCGCGGTGCGCTCGAACACCTCGTCCTGCCCGGCGGTTTCCTGCCACTGCGTGAAGGTCACGTCCTCGCCGGGGTTCAGGTACTGCATGGTGCCGGGCTCCAGCCCGACCGCCGGGAGTTCGCCGAACTCCTCCTGCACGGCACCCCACATCTCGGCGATCTTGGCCGCGTCCATCTCCTCGGTGACAGCCCGCTTCACGAAGCCGACCAGCGAGGCCAGCATCTGCTTGCGGAGCAGTGCCGCATCCCGCCACTGCCCGAGCTGGTGCAGCGTCGTGATGGCCGACGCCAGCCAGGGCAGGCCGCGGAGCTGATTCGGCGGAGCGAAGCGCATGTGGCAGACATCGGCGGCGTCCACCCGCGTCTTCTCCCAGCCGTTCACGTCCATGATGACGCCGGCATCGCCGGGGTTCTGGCGATACATCCAGTAGGCGACCCGGCGGCTGAGCCCATCACGCTCGATGCCCTGCACGACCTGCCGGCCCTCGTTCGGCACGGAGTAGTCCAGCGGCACCTGCTCGGCCGGGATCAACTGCACCTGGAGCGGCACCGGGAGGCCATCGGTGGAGCGGCGGGCGCGCAGCCGGGCGAACTCCTCGCCGGTTGTCGCCGTCTCCAGCACCGCCTGCGTCTGCAGGCCGTAGATGTCGAAGGCGCCGTCGGCATCCGCATAGTCCGACCACTCGGCCCACAGCCGGTGGACCGCATCCCGGACCCGCTTGTTCGTGCACAGCGACCGCGGCTTGATGCCGGTGCCGATGATGTGCGTGCCGTAGAGGCTGACGCCGCGCTTGGCGTGCGGGTTGTTCCGGCGCATGTCGCGCGCCCGGCGGATCAGCTCCGGTCCCTCGGCCGCGACGATGGCGTTGGGGCCGATGCTGGACGGGCGCCAGCCGCCCATGCGGCGACCGGTGGACGCGCCCTGGTAGGCGGTGGTTGCCGGTGGAGCGAGCGGCCCGGCATCCATGCGGACATCCGGGAGGTATTCCCCGGTCGCTTTGTTCCGGAGACGGATCTTGGCGGTTCGCATGGTCAGTATCCCGAGCGGGGCGTGACGCGGACGGCGCGGTAGGTCCGGCGGGTGGGCTGCGCTGCGGCGTCCACCTCGCTCTGCATCATCGCCAGGGTGTCCCGCATGTCCTTCAGTGAGCGGTAGGTCGTGCGGGAGCCGTCGCTGTATTGGACATCCTGCGCCCCGGTAGCGATGGCCGCCTTCAGGGTGTCGACATCGTCTTGCGTCCAGGCCATGTCAGCGCCCCAGGCGGTTCAGGTAGGAGGAGCGACCGACCTTGCGGACCGGCGCCTTCTTCGGTGCGGGCTTCGGCTGCTCGACGGGCGCCGGCAGGGACTGGGAAGCATCGGCGGTGGGTGACGCCTCACTCTCCGCCACAGGCTTTTCCCGCGGCGTCTTGTCGGTTTCCGTCGCCATGGCCCACCCCTTGTGCAGCGTTTCGAGACCGCATTTCGCGGCGTAGGCGTAGACGAGGCAGACACCGGCCTCGTGGGGTTTGCCCTTCGGCTTGTCCCACTCCGTGAAGCCACCCCTACGGGCAACCAGCTTTTCCGCGGTGAGCTGCTCGAAGTAGGCGTCGGTCAGCGGTTCGGCCCCGGCCGGGACCTGCGCCGGGAAGTGGACGAAGCGTGGGCCGGGCTTCTCGACCGCCAGCGAGCGGTACACGAAGTCGCGCGCCGCGTTGCCGCCGATCAGGTAAACGGTCCCGCCGTTCTGTCCCTTGGAGGGTCGGCGAGGCCAGACCTTGGCCCGCTGGCCGTTCTTCTCCGACCGCCCCTTGATGGCCCAGACACGCCGCAGCGCACGGGCGGCACAGAACGCATACGTCTCGGCGGTGTGATGGCCGCCGGAGTCGATCGACGCCGCTTGGATGGCGAACCGCTTCCCATCCGGCCCGAGGAAGGTGGTCAGCAACAGTCCGTCGAGCTGGTCCCAGACCTCCTGTTGCGCCGGATCGCCGCGGAACACCCAATGCCCGATTAGCCAGCACTCGTTGCCCGCACCCCAGCCGTAGACCGAGGCCTCGATGCGAGGATCGACGCCTTGGTGGGACTGCACGTCGCCGCCCAGCGTCAGGAACCGCACGCCCGGCGGGATCTCCGTTGGGTAAGGCTCCGTCCGTTCCGCGAAGGCGGAAACCTTCAGCTCCTGCCCGTAGGTCGCCTTGTAGGGGCGGCCGAGGACAAGGTTCACGAAGGGCTGGACAAGCGTGGCGGTGTCCTTCTGGGCCTCCAGCCATTCCTGCACCAGCACCGTCCACGCGGCGTTGGGGTTCAGGCTCATCCCGGTCCAGACGTGGAAACCGACATGGCCGGGCTGGGACGGTTTGGCCGTCGGTCGCCATTCGCCATGAGCATCCATCCAGGCCTTGCGGCCCTCATCGATGATGCAGCCGCAGGTTCCGACGTACCAAACCGACAGGTCGCCGCCCTCGCTGACCGACCACTTGACCCCGTGCGGGACATCGGGACCGCCCCACTCCAGCGCCTGCATCTCCCCGCACTGCGGGCAGGGCACGAAGTACCGGCGCTGGTCGGACTGGAGCCAGAGCTTGTTGGTGCGGCTGGTCTCCTCCAGCAGCGGCGTCCCGCCCCGGACCTGCTTCCGGTTCCAGAAGGTCTCCCCACGGGTCCAGAACAGCTTGAGCTTGTCGCCCTGCGTCTTGGCCTTCGGGGACCACCCCTCCGCATCCAACTCGTCGGCGAACAGCCAGCGGGCCGAGTAGCGGCGGAAGGCGTCGTCCGAGGCGGCGCCGACGACGCGCACCGATGCGCCGTTCGACAGCTGGTACTTCGTCGCCTTGTCCTGCTTCTCACCCTTCCGGACTGGCCGGATCATCGAGGCCAGAACCGGCGTCTGCTGCAACATCGGCGCGATTTCCGAGCCGCCGAAGTCCTCGGCATCCTCCAGCACCGGTTGGGCCACGGCGCAGAGCGTCGGGTCCTGGTGGAGGTGGTAGCCGATGGCCAGGGTGGCGCACCGGGTGAAGCCGACGCGCGCCGCCTTCATGACGGTGATCAGCGGGATCGTCGGGTCGCACATGGCATCCAGCAACCCGCGCTGGTAGCCGTAGAGCGTCACCTTGCCGTGTTCGGCCCCGGTGCCCTTCGGGATGCGGCCGTAGGTCTCCGCCCACTCCGACCCGGTCAGCCGGCGCGGGAACTTCAGCGTGTTGTCGATCAGCCCGAGGAGGCTGCTGCGGAAGGCGGCACGGCCGCGCTGGTAATCACCCGCCCGGTGGAGGGCGATCCTCTCCGTCGCCTCCGCTGCCCGCTGGTTCAGCATCCGCCCACCTCTCCGCAAGCTCTTCCTGCGCGGCGCTGAAGGCCTTGTTCGTCTCGGCTTCCAAGAACTCCTGGATCTCGGCGGCGGACGTCATCGTCGCCGCCCGCCCGGCGACCTTGCCGCAGACGTTCGCCATGCCGGTCCGCAGCGCCACCGCGAAAGCCGCCACGTCCGCCGCGGCCTCATGCCGGTTCACGACGTCGTCCAGCAGCTCGGCCGTGCTGACCTCCTCGGCGATGGCCTGAGCCACGGCCTTGCGGCGGTCGGCCTCCTCCTTCGTGATCCGATCGGCCTCGCCGTCGGCAGTCTGGACGGCATCGCCGACCGCCCGGTCGATGAGCCAACCCACGATGTCGGGGATGGACAGCGCCCACTCGACTCCGCGCGAACGGTCAGCCTTCGTCACCGCCGGGCAGCCCTGTCCGAGCCACTTCGAGACCGTGTTTCGGTCCCTGCCGAGGATCGATGCCGCCTCGCTGAGGCTGTAGGTCCGTCCCGCCATGTTTCAGCACCCCATGAGAGCCGGAAAGCGTTGAAAACCCTCACTTTTCAGCGAAGGGGTGCTGATGCTGAACCGAAACGGAAATTTTCTTAGCCGGTGGGTTTGCGCGGCAGGGAGCGACCCCCCGGCCCTCGACCCCCTCCAGGGTCCCCCGCCTACAGCCCGGCCCGGTGCCCCGTCAGCCGGGCGCTCCGGTCGAACTCCGCCCGCCGGGCCTCCATCCGCTCGATGGTGCGGGCGATGTTGCGCGAGACACCGCGCCAGACCAGCACGCCGAGCATGACGGCGCCGATCACCAGCGACACGAAAACGGCCAAGGCTACGTAGATCGGGGTCAGGGGATCGGTCATGGCGCTCTCCAGTGCGAACCCAGAGACGACAAAACCCGCCGTGACGAGCGTCAGGCGGGTGGGCGAAAAATTCGATGGGCTGTACGGCTACCGCAGTGCCGGGTGACTGGAAGGTCACGGCACTGCGTGACGTGGAACCTATCGCGGCACGCGCACCCTGTCAAGCAGCATGTTGTGCTATAACCGGGCTGACAGGCACAACATCTTGCGCATCAAGGGCTAGAGGGGTCTCGCGCCCGAAGAGATCCAAGACCACGCGCACCACGTCCTTCGAGGCTCCTGCGAACAGCCCGACGAAGTCCGTGAACGGCCCTGCGACGATGCGGACGGGCTGGTCCTTCTGCAACTGGAGGGTCTTGCGCTTGGAGGGCGTGAAGTCGACCACGCCGCCGTCGGCGTCGCACCGGGCCTGGATGCACCGCAGGGCGGCTGGAGGGACGCGGCACGGGGCGCCGCTGAGGCCACGGACCACGAACGCCACGCCGCGGGTGTTGACGATCGGACGGAACGACTGTCCGGGGTGGACGCCCGCGAACAGGTACCGGTCGAAAAGGGGCTTGGTGACCGTCTCCGTCTTGCCGGCGTGACGGCGCTCCTTCCGGCACAGCGGGGCGAGCACCCGGTACCGCTGGCGCTCCAGCTCCTTGGCCGCAAGCTCGTACTGCGCCAAACCGACATGCGAGACCACGGCAAACCAATCGCACCCTGTGAACCGGTCGTCCATGCTCGCCTCCGCCATCCAGACCCAGCGCAAGGGTACCGAAAGACAAAGGCTACGCAACAAATAGCTAATACCGTTTCGGTAAGGCCCCAGATGTTGATTTGGCCTCTGTCCGGCCCCTGTGAATGCGCTGCGTTCCGCTGTGTCCGTTTAGACCTTTGTGGCCGCGCAGTTCATCGCGGCCACTTCGGTTCCGGTGGTTTGGGGAAGACCTAAAGACCCAGGGCACGGAGCGTTCCGGTCCAGCGGAGTGCCCCTTTAGGGGCGGAACGACCGGAACGACCGGAACTATTGATTTCATTGAGTTTTTTCGGCCCGTTTCGAGCGTTCCGGACCGGAGCGCACCGGAATGCACCGCAGCATGACACTTTGTCCTTACACATCAAGCATTTAGCGTTCCGATCGGAACGCACCGGAACGACCGGAACGCTCCATTCCGGCCATCCCGACCGGAACGCTCCGGAATGACCGGAACGCCCAAACAGGCCACGATGCACACAAAGAAAAACGCACTCAGTGCGCCATGATTTCCTTGTCATGACGCACTGAGTGCGTTATACCTATTCTCGTGGTCGGGAGGGGACGGATGGGCCGTCCCCGCCACACAGAAGGGAGAAAAGGGAATGCTCGGAAAGCTTCTCACCCTTCTGATCCTCGTTCTGGAGGTCATTGAGCGGTTGCTCAACCTCCTGAACTAAGGATTGGACCGGAGGGCGGCGGGTGCCACCGCCGCCCGAAGGCCACACAGGAAAGATAGGGCCGATTCGATGACCGCTCAAGAATTGATCGCGTGGCGCGAGCGCCTGGGGCTCACCCAGCCGCAAGCCGCATTTGCCTTGGGGGTCTCCCTGCGCGGGTACCAAAAGCGGGAAGCTGATGGAGCCCCTATCGACCGGGAGGCCGAACTCGCCACCCGGTACCTGGAGGAGCACCCGGACGAGCTGCCATGGGTGCTGCGTTTCACCACCGGCCGGGCCATGCGGCCCGCAGGTACCGAGGGGCCGCGTGCGACTGCCGGCGTCGAGTTGTTCAGTTCCAAGGAGGAAGCGCTGTCCCGTGCGTTTGAACTGCTCGCTGCCGATATCCGGGCTGCCCCGCATCTGCGGCAAGTGGGGCTGGCGGGGGCCGAGCTGGACCATTCGAAGATAAGGGCGCTCCATGCGCTCCAGGTGAAAACCGCATAATTGACTTTGTGTATTGGGGTATGCAAGTTGCGTCCAACGAGGTTTATCTCGCGACGCGCCATTGCCTCATGCGCAGCTGAGTATTTCTTTCCTGTCTTATAATAGAGGCAATACTTAAATTCTCGGTTCTGTCAGGTTAAGTCATTGCCATTCCTCATATCAGGTGGGATTGATTGGCTCTCTTAAGTTCATCAAAATTGAACTGCCCATTTTGGATAAATAGCTCGAGACCGAGCATAAAGATCTCGGAGTGTGACTTCTATATACTTTCCTGTCACTGTGTGAACAAATACGAAAGAAAACTGGTCTTTCAGACTTTGTGCAACAAGTAATTCAGCAGTTGTTAGGTCGAAAAAGTAACCTCGGAAATCAGGTCCTATTGATCGTTGCTTTGTTGATTTAACTTCGCAAACAATAACTTCACGAAAACTCCTGGAGTCTTCAATTATTGTGTCGATATCGGCTCCTTTAGGAATTTTCACAAGATCGAATGCTCTACCATACAAAACCTGTCCGCGCTGAGCAAAAGCAACCGATAGCTTAATGCGTTGTGCCTGATTAGGAACAACGTACCCTTTATTCTTTCCAACTAATATGTCAATGCCGCGCTTTGCAGTCTGTTTTTCATTTTGTTGCGCCGTATCATCGACGACATTGATTTTTTTGGCAGGGACGGGAACGTCTATAATTTCCCCAGAGGTAGTCTCTTTCATATTATTGAATGGTGGATTGCCAATCAGAAGATCAAACTGCTGCGTCATTGGTATCCTCGCTTAAGATGAAGTTCACTTACTGAAAGCGTATCGAAAACTGGGGAGTGCGTAGGTGGAGCCATCCCTAAAACGCATTTTGATAGTGCAAGTACATACGGGATAGCCTGTGACGTATAGGTTGTGCTAAGAAGCCCCTAGTTTTCTTGAAACCAAGCTACCGGTTCGCGGAAGCAGGTGACCTTTCGTCGGCTTGCACTCGTGGGCTGTTCACCTGAGTGGACGCCCACACGATACGGTAGAATCGCTTGCGCCGGAAGATGGAACGCTATCCTAGGAAGCTCTGAACTCCACGCCCAGCCGAAGCGCAGGATGAGACTGCTTGAGTCCACCTCGGCGAAGTGGCCGCAGGCCCGGCATTTCACCGGGATCGTCAGGTCGTGGTAGGCGAGGCGCCCCAGGCTGTCAACGCGCTTGGTGCTCATCGTCGCGCGCCCTGTTGTTCACTATATGTTCGCTCCGCATGGAAGCCCAACCGGCGCCGTGGTGTCAAGGTTCCGCGGCCCCTATCCGGACCGCGCCCTTCGCCGCAGCTCGATCGGCGCGCGCTCGTCCCGTCGTGTCCGGTCCGCCTTGAACAGGTAGGCCCCGACGGACACCTCAACCCCGATCGGCAGGGCTGAGGCGATGCGCTCGCGGGCCTGACTGTCTTTCACGCCCCACCGGTCGCGCAGGGTGGCCAGCACGTCCATCAGGAGGCACCCGTCGGACGGCATGGCGTCCACGATGTCCTCCAGGTCGGCGGCGGCCCGCTCGTTGGCTTTCTCGGTCTGCCGATCCTCCGCCGCGCGCCGGGCCGCCGCCATGTCGAACTGGACGTGCACGCCCACCGTGTCCGCCGGGCCTTCGCCCTCTTCGTCCAGCAGCGGATCGTCGACGCCGCCCTCCGTGCCGTTCCGCAGGGAAACGCTCTCCAACTGGAACCAGCGCGGCTCCCAGGACTTGGGCGCGTAGTTGCCCTTGGCGCCGTCCAGGCGCACGAGGCGCGCGGCCACCTCGGCCTCGATGTGGAGGGCTTCCGCCGTGTCCTCGGACATGGAGGACAGGGTGTAGGCCACGCGCACCGCGCCGATGAAGGCGCCGGCACCGCGGGCAGCATTCATATCGCCGGCGCGGGCCTCACTGTTCCCCGAGTGGTTCTTGACCGTGTGGTGCACGAGATCGACGGTGCAATCGGTGGCCTGGGCGATCTCCCGGAACACGCCGATGACCTTCTCGACCTCCTCGTTCGCGTTTTCCGCCACGCCGTCGTGGGTGGAGACGAACGGGTCGCAGGCCCAGAACACGATGCCGTTGTCGCGGATGAACGCCTCGATCTCGGCCACCATCTTGTGACGCCGGATGGTGCCTTGGGCGTCTTTCCCCGCGACCACGAGCCGCTGGTCCGCGCCTGACGAATAGAACAGGTGCGGGCGCACCGCGTCGAAGTCGATGCCGTAGCGCATGCAGACGCCGGCGATGCGGCGCTCCAGCTCGTCCAGCGGGTCCTCATTGTTGTGGACCCAGGCGTTGCCCCGGACGTGGACCTTCTCGCCCGTCAGGTCGTCCCGGCCCGTGATGACGGCCAGCGCGGAGAGGATGGAGAAGGTGGACTTCGACACGCCGGGGGCGCCGATGCCGCCGGTCACCGCGCCGCGCAGGAACCGGGCGCCCAGCACCCAGCGCCGCCGCTCGATTCGGCTGGGGTCGAAGGCGCCAGGGAGTTGGCAGGGCACCGGGGCGTACCGCTTGACCGGCTCGTCCTCCTCCTCCAGCACCTCGCCGAACTCCTCCGCCGCGACGGGGAAACCGTGCTCCTGCGCCACGTCCCGGATGTAGCCCCAACCCACCTCGAAGGGCGGCTTCATGCGCTCCCAGTCGCTCACGACCTCGATGGGGTCGTTTCCCGCGATGGTCTCGTTGCCCTCCCAGCGCGCGGCCCATTCCTCCCACACCTCCATGGCGCGGTCCGGATCGTCAGCGCCCGCGGCCTTGATGGCGCAGCCCATGCGCAGGTAGTCGGTGCGGCTGGGGAATTGGGTGTTGTCGTTGGGGATGCGGGACACGGCGTCGGTCAGGGCGTCGAGGCTCGGGGCCTTCAACTCGTCCTGCACGATGGCCTCGCGGTCCTTCACCTCGTCGCCCGATCCCTCCCAATGCAGGTCGGTGCAGCCGATGCAGTCGAGGAGGTCTTCCATGTCCTGCGCGAACGTGTCGAGCTGGGCGTGGGTGATTGGCGTCAGGGCGTCCGCCCCACGCTCAGCAGGATGCGTGTCCCAGGTGTAGGGCTTGCGCGTGACGGGGTGGATGCCCTCTACGACATATTGCTGGCCGTGGCCCAGCAGCTCCACCAGATGATCGCGCCCGTCCGGCCCTTTGAACCGCAGCCGGCGGCGGACCATGGGCGTCTGGCCCTCGGCGAGGCGGTAGACCAGGAGCAGCTTGGGAGCGCGCCCGGTGCGCGCAGGCGCCGGGCCGAGGTGCCGATCGGCCAGCCCCTGGATGAAGTCGCGGATCTCTAGGTCCGTCACGTCGATGTCCACCGCCGGGAAGCGGGTGGCACGGAGGCCCAGGTTGGCTTTCCAGCCCTCCCAAGTCGCCACGTCCTCGGCGGTCGCCTCGTGCTTCATCCAGTCGAAGCCGTACCAGCCGTGGTGTCCATGAAGTCCGGGGACTTTCCCCCGGTCCTCAGGGCGGAGCTTCGTGCGCTCCGACAGCGGGGCGCCCGGCGGCACGACGGAAATCAGGTCGCGGAAACCGGCGGCGAACCAAGCGCTATAGCTGGTCATCTGGCACCTGTCAGGAGAGAAGGCGATTTTGGCTTCTGCATTCGCTGAGGCCTTCAAGGTCGATAGTCGTTACAGCGGCTGAACGGATAACTGAGCTTGCCTGAGGGGTATTTTCGCGTTGAAAATATCTGCCGGAAGTTGCAGAAATAAAAAAAATGGCGGGGATTGAACGAATCATGAAAAAGGTTATCGCCTTAGTGGTGTCTATAGCGGTAATTTCTGTCCTCGTGCTGACCTTTCTGGTAGTGTTGATTCCCGCTAAAGTCGGTGGGTGGGTGGCAACATACCCTGTGGATGCGGGCGCAGACGCGCGAGAAATTGCTGCTGCATTGTCGACCCCTCCGACACATCTTGCTCAACCGATGCAGTTTGCGCTGTATCATTGGCAAACGCTGATCGCGGGGGTGCTTGCATTTTGGGGCGGCCTTGCTGCCTTTCTTGCAGCTTTTGTGGGTGCACAGGCTTTGCGCGAACAGACGAACCGTATGGCACACGTTACACGTGAAGCGGCACAACAGAACCTTTACGCCATCCAACTGCAACTTGAAGCTCAAGAGAGGCGCGACGTGCGCACGCGTCAGTTCGAGCTTCAGCAGCTGGCGAGCGCTTTCCACGCTGAAATTTCTAGCATTCACGGACAAGCGAAGGAGAAGGCGGCTATAAAAATGTTCGAGAGGGCGGGGGTTAGTCTTGATGAATTCAAAAAATTTCTTGATGTAGTATTCACTGATACCGGGAGGCCAGAAGTTTATGACTCTCTTAGGGATAAGATTGGCTGTTTTCCAAATGATACTCCCACCAAAATAGTAAAATTTTACGACTCTGTTCAGGGTTTGTCTTTGAGCATTCATAATATTAAGAGCGGGAGCGTAACGATATCCAGCGAAGATCTGGCTAGATCCGCTAGCAAAGTCCTTCATAAAAGAGAGCAACAAGTAGTTTTGTATGGAGAGGATGTGTTGCAGGACCTCGAGAAACTTAGAGGCGCGAAAAAGCCGGAAGTATTTCGAAATCGGAGCACTGCAAGGGGAAGGCGGTCGCGAAAATTTGATGAGGGCGTAAGCTAATAACTTGTTCATTTCCGGTACCTCTTGCCCCGCCAGCCAGCCGCAGCGACGGGCAGCCCCGCCGCCCAGGCTGGCAGGTTGCACATGATGGCCTCGAACTCCTGGACGGACCCGTGGCCCTCTGGCGGTTCGGTCACGACCTCGTCGTGGACGGTCAGGACGACGGGATAGCCGGCGTCCTCCGCCTGCCGCATGCCGTTGGTCATGACGTCGCGGGCGGTGGCCTGGACGGCGTTCTCGGTCCAGAGGCCGCCGTAGCCCTTCTGCTTCGACCATTTCCGCGTCTTGCTGTCCTGGCCCCAGAAGGTCACCGCCTCCTTCATGGCGGGCTGTTCGACCAGGGCGCGGCGCCGATCGGCGTCGTATTCGAGGAGCGCGGCGCCATACAGGAAGAAGGCTTCCCCCTCGGTCTCGCAGGGCACCCAGGTCTCTTCGGTCCAGGGCATTTCGGTCCATTCGACCTTGGGCGAGGCATAGGCCAGCGGGCGCCCGGACGGCAGGACCATCCACAGGAAGCCGCCCTTCACGCGGAAGGCGATGCGCCCGCGGAGGCACCGGATCACGGCACCAGGGTTGCGCACGGCTTCCAGGGCCGCGGCCTCTAGGTCGCGCCACATCTGAACGACGGCAGGGTGCGCGTCGCGCCACGCGCGCTTGAGGCGGTCCGCCTCTTCGTCCGGCACCTTCACCCCGTAGTTGGCCGCCATGTTCTGGAAGGCCCCGACGCCGCCCTGGAAGCCCATGGACAGTTCCATGACCTTGCCGACTTGGCGCTTCTGGTCGTCCACCTCGGCGGGGTCGAGCGAGAAGGACCTGGCATAAGCGAGGACGTAGAGATCGAGCCCCTTGCGCTCCGCCTTGCCGTCGGGCGTGTAGCCCGTGATGGTGTCGTAGTCACGGAACGCCTGGAGCTTCCAGGTCTCGCCGGCCAGCCACGCCGTCACCCGGCCCTCGATGTTCGAATAGTCGGCGGCCACGAGGTCGTGCCCCTCCGCCGCGATCAGGCAAGGGCGGAGCAGGGAGGCCACAATGGCGAGCGGAGCGCCCAGCATCATCGAGACCAGCGCCGCGTCGGCGCACTGAAGGATGAACTGGATGACGTCCTCCTTCGCGCTCGCCCGCGGGAAGTTCTGCGGCTGCACCAGCTTCCCGGCCCATCGGCCCGTGCCGGCGCCATGATAGAGCAGCAGGCCGCGCACCCGCTCGTCGGCGCAGACGGCGTGCAGCATGGCGGACAGCTTGGCGGTCGAGGACTTGGCGGCCTCCTGCCGAACCTCCAGGGCGCGGCGCACGACGGCGGGCGTGTCCGGGTCGGCGAGCATGGAGCGCACGGCGGCCTTCGCCACGCTGTCCGCCTCGATCCCTTCGGCGGCCAGCCACGCGGTCAGGTCTTTCGCCTTGGTCGCGGCGGCCACCCATCCGGAGGTGGCTTCCTCCAGCTCCTTGTTCAGCATGGCCTGGGCGTTCGCCGTCAGCTCGCGCGCGGCATGCACCAGCCCGAGGTCCAGCTTGATTCCGCGGTCGTTGATGAGCTGGTCGTGCAGATAGACGGCGCGCTCCTCCGGGGAGAGCCGACGGAGCCGGAGGCCCAGGGCGCGCTCGCCCTCGACGTCCACCTTGCAGTAGGCGATCAGCCGCTCGACCTTGGCGGGCTCGTCCCACCAGCGCAGGCCCGGATGGTCCTTCGTCGGCTTGCGCGGGCGGGCCATCTGCATCATCAGCCGGTAGCCTTCCATGTCCTTCTGGACCGGTACGCCCATGACGCGCAGGGCTTCCTCCAGGGAGCGGGGGATCGCCATCGCGGCGGCCATGGCAGCCGTGCAGTGCCACTGGTCCAGCCGCGGCACCGGCCAGCCGTAGCGCGGGGCCAACAGGCGCGTGACGATCACGCGCTCGAACTGGGCGTTATGGGCGTGAACTTCCCAGCCCTCGGCGCACGCGCGCACCCAGGTGTCGGGGACCGGCTGGCCCGGCGTCCACACCTCCACCGGCTCCTCGTCCACGGCGAAGCAGGCGCACCAGACGTCCGTCGTTGCGTCTTCGGCGTAGCGGTAGACGCCCGACTTGCGCAGGTCGACGGTGCTGCGCGTCTCGAAGTCGAGGTGGAGGATGCGGGTCATGTAGCCCCCGCAGGGGTCGGCACGAACACGAGCGTATCCGCGACGCGCCGGGGGCGAAGTCGGCGCAGGGCTCCAGCCTCGCAAAGCTGGCGGCACTTCGTGCGCATGGCGTCGGCGCGCCACAGATACCGGGGAACCTCAAAGCGCCCCTTCCGGCGAGCGATCGCCAAGATTTCGTCCTCGGACAAGCGCCATGGCGCCATGTTGACGGGAGGCTTCCGCATAGGATCAGCCCTCCCGGAAGCAGATCGTGACGTCACCGGCGACGTGCACCGTGAACTTGCCGGAGATGGTGGCGCGTTCGGCGTGGCGGCGAACCAGCCACAGCCAGATGCAGGCGGGCAGAAGCCGCAGGATCGGGCGCATCAGGCGGCCACCTGCGGAAGGCGACGGCGGGGCATGCCGCGGAAGAGGTCTGAGCGGACGACGAAGTAGCCGCCGGGCACGCCATCCAGGCCGATGCCACGCTCGACGGACGTCTTGACGTCGTAACCGACCTTTGCCCAGGCCGCCTTGATCTGGGTGGCAAGGCGGCGGGCGCCCTCTTCGGTCAGGGTGTCAAAGCGACGGAACGGTGGCGAGGAGCAGAAAGGCGGGTGGGTGCGCTTGGACACGGCGTGCCTCCTTCGTTGGGTTCGAAGGAGACGTTATGCCGTTTTGGATTTTTCAGTCCACAGGAACTCAATACCGTATTGGTATATACGTTATGGCTCTTGCAGGCCGACCACTGTGTGCATGGTGTCCAACTCCTCGTTCGACACCAGAAATTCGCGGTCTTCCGGCCGGTACTCACGAAGCACGACGCCTTCAGGCGTGCGCCGGACAAACTCCTTGATCAGGACAGTCTTGTTGCGCTTCACGACAACAACACCGGCGCCGGGCGCGGGTGGCTTGAACGGGTTGACGTGCAGGAGCTGGGCGGGCCGGAACCGGGGCATCATTGATTCGCCCACAACGTACATAGCGTACGGATCACGAACCGCTTGGAGATAGACAGGCTTCGGAATCCAATCGATAGGCCCATCCTCCAGGAACATCTCCTGATCGACGCCGCCGCGCGCTGCCGCCCGCACGGGCATGCTGCGGTAGGGATCGGGCGCGCCGAGTGGTGCCGGTTGCATCGGGTCGCGGCGCGGCGACTGCCCAGGATGCAGCGTGACCGTCCGGCGCCCAACCTCTGCCGTTTGTCCCGAAGAACCGTTTAGGCCGAGCAGAGCCGCGGGGTCGACGTTCATCACTCTTCCGAGCTTGATCGCCCAGTCGAGCGTCATCTTGCGGGTGCCGGCTTCCAGCTTGTTGATCTGCGGCTGCGAGGTTCCCGCCAGCTCGGCCAGCTTCTCTTGGCTCAGTCCAGCGGCCTGCCGCAATTCTCGCAAAGTGCTCATGCTGGGCAACATACCAATACGGTATTAGAAAGTCCAGACCGAATTCGACATACCACTTGCGCGCAAAATCCGATCTGGTGTATTCCAGTTTGGCATGACGCTTGACGAATGGCTGACAAGCTCCGGCACCCCGGAGGAGGCTTTCGCGGCATCGATCCTGACCAGCCAAGCCGCGGTCAATCGCTACCGCAGAAAGCTGCGCACCCCACGCCCCGAGATCATGGCGCGCATCGTCGCCGCGACCAAGGGAAGCGTGACCCCCAACGACTTTTACACCAACCCGGCCCGGTAAGCGGGCCGCGAAGGAACCCGCATGTCCGTGATCTTCGCCATCGATCCGGGTCTGACCGGCGCCATCGCCAAGGCCCGCTATCTGGACGGCACGTTGCGCAGCATGACGATTTACGACCTGCCCGTGGTCGAGAAGGTCGTGGGCAAAGGCAGGTCGGCCAAGGTGCGCCGCGAACTGGATCTGGCCCGGCTGCACGATCTGCTGGACGGCCACACCTCCGAAGCCTGCGACGCCATCCTGGAGGAAGTCGGCGCGATGCCCGGTGAGGGCGCCGTCGGGGCCTTTAAGTTCGGCGCGACCTGGGGCGGCATCCGGGGCGTGCTGACCGCCATGCACATCCCGCTCACGCTGGTCCGTCCGGCGGAGTGGAAGCGCACTCTGCGCGTTCCCGCCGACAAGACCGCCGCCCGCGCCCGCGCTTCCGAGTTGCTGCCGGCCTACGCCTCCAACTGGCCCCTGAAGAAGCACGACGGCCGCGCCGAGGCCGCCCTCCTGGCCCTGTGGGGCGTGCGGCACCTCGATACCGACATGGCGGCGATGCTGTCGTGAACAAGGAACGCCTCGACAAACAGCGCCGTCAGGCGCGGGCGCTTGCCCGGATCGCCCAGGAGGAGCGCGAGCGGACGCTCGCCGCCCTGGCGGAGACCGAGGACGGCAAGCGGCTGCTGGTCCTGATGAGCGACTTGGGCGCGGAGCCCGTCGAGGCGTGGCCGGACCTCGTGGCGGGCAAGCCCTGGCTTCTCGCCGCCCCCTCGGACTTCCGCACCACGGCGGTGCGGCTCATCGATGACGCCTACTGCGCCCGGCTGAACGCCGCCGGCCTGGACCCGATGGACGAACCGCTCCCGTGGGAAGACGCGAGCCCCTTCCAGCAGATCCGCTGGACGCTCGCGGCACCTCTGACACCCACCCCGCAACCCGCAAAAGTGAGCCTGAAACTCATGCTGAACATGACCCTGACCGGCCCGGATGACGTTCCGGTCCTCCGCGCCACCGTCGCCGCCCTGCACGGCGCGCTCTTCGGCAGCACGTCCCTGACGCCCGCCGCGGACGCCCCGGCCATCGGCGAAGACGAACCGACCAAGCGCAAGCGCCGCACGAAGGCTGAGATCGAGGCGGACAACGCCGCCGCGGAAGCCGCCAAGAACGCCACCGCCCAGCCCGCCGCCGCGACGCCGGAGCCCGCCCCGGCGCCGACCGATGAAGACGACGTGCTGGCGATGCTGGACGACACCCCGGCGGAGCCCGAAGCGCCCAAGAACCCGTGGGACGCCTGCTACTCCACCACCTACACCCAGGACCAGATCAACAAGGCGTTCCGCGACTGGGCGATCAAGGCCGGCTCCGCGGCGACGCGCGCCGTCCTCAATCACCTGAAGGTCGGCAAGTCCAGCGAGATCAAGCCGGAGCAGTTCGGCGAGCTGATGGCCGTCCTGGCCGGCAAGCCGATCTGATGGCCGTCCTGTGCGAGGGGGGCGCGGCGCCCCCCGACGCCGGGCACAGCGTGCGGGCGCACGCCACGCTCGGCGCCTCTGGGGCGTATCGCTGGATGGCGTGCCCCGGCTCCGTGGCCCTGTCGCACGGCATCCCGAACACCTCCAGCCAGTACGCGGCTGAGGGCACTGCGGCTCACGAGGCCCTGGAGCTGTGCCTGTCCGGCGGGCACGACGCGATCGAGATGACCGGCCGCCATTTCGGCAAGTGCACCGAGTTCCCCGAGGGGTTCGAGGTGGACGAGGAGATGGCCGAGGCCGTGCAAACCGCCATCGACTGGGTGCGCGGCAACATGGAGCCGGGCGACGTCCTGTATCTGGAACGCCGCTTCGACCTCACGCCACTGGCCCACGCTCGCCCGGCCCTCGCGGCGGCGGACGTCGCGATGTTCGGCACCTGCGACATCCTGATCTGGAAGCCCGAACTGAAGTGGCTCTACGTCGCCGACTACAAGCACGGCAAGGGCGTTCCGGTCGAGGTGCGGGGCAACACCCAGCTCCGCTACTACGCCCTCGGCGCCCTGGAGACGCTGGCCGGCGAAGGGGTGCAGCCTGAATACGTGCACCTCTACGTCGTCCAGCCCCGCGCCTTCCACAAGGACGGCAAGATCCGGCGGGAGCGCGTGGACGTGCTGGATCTCGTGGAATGGTCCAGTGACCTCCTGGACGCGGCGGAAGCCACGACCATCCAGACCCCCAAGCTCGCCGCCGGCGGGCACTGCGGGTTCTGCCCAGCGGCGCACCTCTGTCCCGAGTTGGAGCACCAGAGCAAGGCGCTCGCCGTCGACGAGTTCGAGGAGCTTTCCGTCGACGCGGAACCCACCGTGCCGGACCCGTCCGCCCTGTCCCCCGAGCGCTTGGCTTTCGTGCTGGACCGAGCGGACATCCTGGAGACGTGGCTCAAAGCCGTGCGCGCCCACGCCTTCGGGCTGCTGAACTCCGGCGGTGCGGTGCCCGGCTACAAGCTGGTGCAGGGCCTCGGGCGCCGGAAGTGGGCGGACGAGGTGGAGGCCGCGATCGTCCTGGACGAGCTGGGGCTGGCCGACGACGAGTACGCCCCGCGCAAGGTGATTTCACCCGCCGAGGCCGAGAAGGCTGTGGGCGCCAAGCTCAAGGCGCAGGGCATCAAGGGCTTCGCCAAGGAAGCCAAGTCCAAACTCGCCGGGCTCACCATCACCCCGCGGGCCGCCCCGACGCTGGCCCGCGACGAAGACCCCCGTCAGGCGATCGCCGGGGCTGGCACCGCCGCCAGCGAGTTCGACGCCATCACCGACTAAGTGACCAAAGGAACCAAAGTCATGTCCGACAAGAAGCGCATCCTCACCCCGAAGGCCCGCCTGCTCTGGGCGGCCGACCTGTTCACGGCCAAGCCCAACGACAGCGGCAAGCTGATGTTCTCGTGCACGCTGGTCTTCGACAAGGAGGCCCAGGCCACCCCGGAATTCCGCGCGCTGCTGGAGGCCTACAAGGAAGTCCGGGACGAGACTTTCAAGAAGACCAAGAACGCGGACCCCGCCGACTACCGCAACCCGTTCCAGAAGGCGGACAAGAAGGCTGCTAAGTACAGCGGGTACGAAGAGGGCGCGATCTATCTGAACGTTAAGACGAAGTTCAAGCCCCAGGTCATCGGGCGCCGCAAGGAAGAGCTGACCGAGGACGAATGCTACTCGGGGTGCTATGTCCGCGCGACCCTGGAGAAGCCCTATTACTATGAGAACAAGGGCAACAAGGGGTTCAGCTTCGGCCTGGGTAACGTCCAGAAGATCGCGGACGGCGAACGGCTGGGCGGCGGCGCGTCCGCCGATGACGAGTTCGATGCCGTGGACAGCGGCGGCTCGTCCGGCGACGACCTTGACGACCTCCTGGCGTAAGGGAGGCCATCATGGCCGGGCCGGGCATTGGGCACAACTCGGGCGCTGATGTAGGCGGTATCGCCGCTGATCGCCTGCGGTCCTTCGTTCAGCGCATCGAGCGCTTGGAGGAGGAGAAGCGCGGTCTCCAGGAGGACATCAAGGATATTTACGCCGAGGCCAAGGGTACCGGCTTCGACACGAAGATCATCCGCATGGCGATACGTCGCCGGAAGATAGACAAGGCGGATCGCCAAGAACAGGACGCCATGCTTGAACTCTACGAGTTGGCCCTGATTGACGAAATGCTTTCTTAGTTCCTCCCGCCTCGTGGGGCGCTCCGTCGCCCCACTCTTTTTCCCTTGGTGCCGCCATGTCCCCAGAAGACGCCAAGCTCCTCGCCTTCAACTACATGACCAGCACGCCGAAGACCGCGGGCGCCGTGTACGAGGAGGCGCTGGGCGTCCTTGGCCACAAGCGGAAACACCCTCGCCGGCGGATCATCTGGTCGGACGTGCTCTGCACCGTTGAGGCCGCCATTCAACTGAACACCCAGTACGCGGACGAAGTGCGCCGCGTCTGGTTCGGGCATCGGTGAAGCCATGGACGCCCCGCGCCGCCTGTCTCCCGAAACTGAACTCATCATCGCGGCGGGCCTCTATACCGGCAAGCCCTACCCAGACCCGGCGACCGCTGCCGAGCGCCTGCGCGCCGCTGTGTTCGCCCTGGAGGGGCAACTCGTGAGCGAGACGCTGCTGGCGCTGTGGAAGGCCGCCGCGCTGCATCTCGCCGGGCAGGCCCGCGCCCCCTCCGCCCTTGCCGACGCCCTGGAGGCGTTCTGCTCCACCCAATCCCGTCCCGTTCGGCGCGGCCATGAGCGCCCGCTGCCGGCTGGTGCGACAAGCGCGCACCACTCCGCCCCGGAGGACTTCTTTTGATGGACGCCTACGCCGACTTCCTGCGCCGCAAGGCCATTGTGGACCCGCCGACGGGTCTCGCCGAGATCCCGGACCTGCCGGACGTGCTGATGCCGCACCAGGGCGACCTCGTGCGCTGGGCGCTACGCCGCGGTCGCGCCGCCCTGTTCGCCGGGACCGGCCTGGGCAAGTCGCTCATGGAACTGACCTGGGCGAACGCCGTCCACGAGGCGACGGGCCGTGACGTGCTGGTCTTCACTCCGCTGGCCGTCGCCGCGCAGATGGTGCGCGAGGCCGCGAAGTTCGATCTGCCCGCGTGGCAGGTTGCCAACCAGTCCGAGGTGGCGCCCGGCGTCAACGTCACGAACTACCAGAAGGTCGAGCACTTCGATCTGAGCCACTTCGGCGGCGTGGTCCTGGACGAGAGCAGCATCCTGAAGAGCTTCGCCGGCCACTACCGGAACCAGCTCATCGAGGCGTGCCGCCGCATCCCGTACCGGCTCGCGGCCACCGCGACGCCCGCGCCCAACGACTTCATGGAGCTGGGCAACCATGCCGAATTCCTCGGCGTCATGCCCTACCACAACATGCTCGCCACGTTCTTCGTGCACGACGGCGGCGACACCCAGAAATGGCGGCTGAAGGGCCATGCCGAATCGGAGTTCTGGCGCTGGATGTGCCATTGGGCCGCCATGCTCCGCAAGCCGTCCGACCTGGGCTATCCGGACGGGGCGTACCGGCTGCCCGAGCTGCGGCAGGTCCAGCACACCGTCGAGGCGGGCGGTGCGATCGCGCGGACCTTGCGCGAGCGGCTGGCCGCCCGGCGGGACACGCTGGGGGCGCGTGTCGCCAAGGCCGCAGCGATCACGCCGGGTGACCGGCCGTTCGTCTGGTGGTGCAACCTGAATGACGAGAGCGCCGCCCTGGCCGCCGCGATCCCCGGCGCCGTCGAGGTGCGCGGCTCCGACCCGGAGAGCGTGAAGGAGCGGAAGCTCATCGACTTCAGCCAAGGCCGGATTCGGCACCTCATCACCAAACCGTCCATCTGCGGCTTCGGGATGAACTGGCAGCACTGCGCCGATACCGGCTTCGTCGGCCTGAACGACAGCTTCGAACAGCTCTACCAGGCCATCCGGCGGTTCTGGCGCTTCGGCCAAACCCGGCCCGTAACGGCGCACCTGATCGCCGCGGACGTCGAAGGCGCCGTGGTCGAGAACTTGGCGCGCAAGGAAGCCGACGCCGACCGCATGGCCGAGATGATGGTGGCCCACATGGCCGTCCTGTCCTCCGACACGATCCGCGCCGCGTCCCGTGACCGCGGCGACTACCAACCGAATCAGCCTGTGCGTCTGCCGGGCTGGCTGATGAATGAGGCTGCGTGATGAACCAGACCCCGAGCACCAAGCAGGGCAATTTCTATGTGACGGTCATCCGCGGGAGCCGCGTGGCGTTGCTGTTGGGGCCGTTCGAGAACGACCACGCGGCGGCCCTCCGAATGGTGGACCCGGTCCGGAAGGAAGCGGAGGCACGCGACCCGTTTATGGTCTTTGATGCCTTCGGCACGACGGGCTACTTCGACGGAACGAACAAGCCGGGCGCGCTCAACGCCGCTTTCGGATTGTCGACGGGGGCCGCCTGATGCACTCCGCCATCAAGGCCCTCAACCAAGTCGTGACGGACAGCTACGCGCTGTATCACGGCGACGCCTGCGAGTTGATCCGGGCCATCCCGGACAACAGCATCCACTTCGGCATCCACTCCCCGCCGTTCGAAGGGCTCTACAAGTTCAGCAACTCGGACCGGGACATCTCGAACGGCGAGGGCGCGCTGTTCTGGGAGCACTATGGCTTCCTGATTCGGGAGCTGTTCCGCGTCACGATGCCGGGCCGGCTGCACAGCGTCCACGTCATGCAGCTCCCGACCTCGAAGGCCCGTGACGGCTTCATCGGTATGCGGGACTTCAGGGGCGACGTGGTGCGGACCTATCAGGCCGCCGGCTGGATCATGCACAGCGAGGTCTGCATCTGGAAGGACCCCGTCGTTGCCCAGCAGCGCACCAAGTCCATCCGCCTCCTGCACAAGCAGCTCTGCAAGGACAGCGCGATCAGCGGCCAGGGGTTGCCGGACTACGTGGTCACGTTCCGCAAGCCCGGCGACAACCTGGAGCCGATCAGCGGCATGCTCGATGCCTGGGTGGGCGACGAGGAGCTGGACGTGTCCTACGCGGCCTGGGAGGCACACGCCGCCAAGCTGCGCGCCGAGGGCAGGGCGGTTTGGTCCTTCGAGACGTGGCGCTCCATCCTGATCTGGCAGCGCTACGCCTCGCCCGTCTGGACCGATATCCGGCAGACCCGGACCCTGCAGTACCGGTCGGCGCGGGACGAGAAGGACGAACAGCACATCTCGCCCCTCCAGCTCGACGTGATCGAGCGGTGCATCGACCTCTGGAGCAATCCGGGCGACGTCGTGCTCACGCCCTTCGCGGGCATCGGGTCCGAGGTGTGGTGCGCGGCAAACATGGGCCGCCGCGGCATCGGGTTCGAGCTGAAGGACAGCTATTTCCGCCAAGCCGTCAAGAACCTCGCGGATCTGGACGCCGAACTGGAGGCCCTGCTGGCATGACCACGCTTCATGAAGCCCTTGACGCCGTGCTGGCCGCCCAGACCGGCGGGCTGAAACTCAGCCGGATCGTGGCCTATGCGCTGGGCGACGGAGACGCCGCCAGCCGCTTCGCCTTCGAGAAGTTCGGCCCCGACTTGCGCCCAGAGGGTGCCAAGAAGGGCACCGTTTGGCTCCCGGCGGCCTACACGGAAAGCCTGGACGCCGCGGGCAAGCCGCTCCCAGCCGGCTGGCTCCTGTCGAGCGGGATTGACCGGGAGGGCCCCTTCGCCGTCGCTCTGCACGAGGATCGCGAGATGGTCCGTGAGACCGCGGCGACCGAAACGCTCGCCCGTCTGGCCGCCACGTTGCGCGCCCGGCTGGAGGAGGAAGAGGACATGGAGGCCTTGCTGTCATGAACGCCGAGGCGGGAGACGATCTCCTCACCGTTGCCGAAGCCGCCAAAGCTCTCCATCCCGGTGGCGCGGTGAAGCCGACCACAATCCGCGCGGCGATCAACAAGGGAGTATTGCCCGCGCGTCGGTTTGGCCGCACGCTCCTGGTTCTCCGAACCGACCTGGAGCGCTACAAGATGACAGGTGACGAATGGCAAAAGCCAACACAGGGCCGAGGCTCGTCCTTTACGGCCCCGACAACAGATACGGCGCGACCCCTAAGCGCGGGTTCAAGCAATACGTCTACTTTATCCGCTGGTACGAGTGCGGGGCTAAGCGCGAGCGCTCAACGGGTACTGGCGATGTGCGAGAAGCCCAGCAAGCCCTCGGCGCATTCCTCGCCGAACGCGAGCGGCCAACCGCCGAGTCGGAACGCCGCGGTCCTGCCGCTCCGGACCAGCTAAGCGTGGCAGATATGCTCGGGCTCTACCTGGAGCACCACGCTCCTCATGCGGCCGACCCGGAGCGTATTCGATATGCGGTGCGCAACCTCGTCCCGTGGTGGGATGGCGTGGCAGTGTCCGGCATCACCGCTGGCGCGTGCCGTCGCTATGCCGCCGAGAACAAGCGCGCTCCCGCCACGCTGCGGCGCGAACTGGGCACCTTGGCTGCGGCGATGAACTGGTGCGTGACCGAGGGGTATCTGACGCAGGGCGGCATCGTCGTTCTGCCGCCTGTGCCGAAGGACGAACAGGCGTTTCTCACCCGCTCCGATGCCGCCAAGCTGCTGTGGGCGGCATGGCGCCGCCGGTGGCGGTGGAAAGACGCCGAAGGGGAGATGCACACCAACATGCATCTGCCGATGTTCATCCTGATCGGCCTTTACCACGGAGCGCGTAAGGAAGCGATTCTTGGGCTTCAGTGGCAGCCGAACACGGAAGGCGGCTATGTCGACCTGGACCGCGGGTTCATCGACTTCAACCCGATCGGCCGCGCCCAGACGAAGAAGCGCCGCGCCCGCGTGCCCATCGCACCCCGGCTTCTGCCCTGGCTCCGCATCGCTCGCCGGATCACCCGCCAGTTCGTAGTGGAGTGCGACGGTAAGCCGGTCGGCGACGTCAAGAAGGGGTTCGCCACGGCGGCATCGGACATCAAGCGTCCTGATGTCCACCCGCACACCCTCCGTCACACCTGTGTGACGTGGCTCCTGCGGGACGGCTTGGACGTTTGGCAGGTCGGCGGATTCGTCGGTATGAGCCCGCAGACCGTCCAGCAGGTCTACGGCCATCACGCCCCGGAATTCATGGCGCAGGCTGCGGCGGCGCCGAGAGGGAAGGGGGATGCAGGGATGAAGACGGGGATGCAAACGAAAAGAGCCTAG